ATGCTTAGGAAGTACAAGTTGGCAAAGGGCTATACCGGAAAGACCGGTGACCCTAATGAGGAATGGTACGCATATTATTCATTTATAAATCCTAACACCGGCAAGTTCAAATTCTTTAAGGTCAAAGAAGGAATCAACTACATCCATTCTTTGGAGGAAAAGAACAACTTTCTTCAGGAGCTTATTCAGGAGATCAACAAATCTTTAAAGGCGGGCTTCAATCCATTCGCTCTTGAGGTCGAAAGTGATAAGGTGATTGAAGAGGTAAAGGCTGAGATAGAGCTTGCTGAAAATCCAAAGTCTCCTACCCTAATCAAAGCTTTTCAAGAATTCCTTGAGGTAAAGAATGCTAAAGGTCTTGCCAAGCCAACTATTGAAGCCTACACCTCGTATATAGGTAAGTTTGAAAACTACTTATACGAGAACAAGCAGGCAGACTTAAGGCTGGACAGTATGGATACCTCATTTATAAAAGAGATGCTATCCTGGCTCAATAACTATCATAAATGGAATGGCACCACTTATAATAACCACCTAAATTTTTGGGTGACACTGCTGAATTGGTTTTCTAAAGCTCCACGCAAATGGATTTTACGTGACGAGTTCGCGATCGGTGTGGACGGTGAAATTGAGCAGAAGTCGAGCAAGCCAATGAAGCACCAATATTTTGGGGATACTGTTGCTGAAAAGGTGAAGATTAGAATGAAGGCGCATCCGGAACTAATGTTCATGTGTAAGTTCATATATTTTAGCTGTATGCGTCCTGATGAAATTAGGCATCTAAGAATTGAAAATGTTGACATCTCTGGCAGGTATATCAAGATTGTCGGAAAGACAAGCAGTAGAACAGTACCTATATGTGACGAACTTGCATTAATGCTGAAAAGTCTTAATCTAGAGAGATATCCAGCAGGGTATTATGTCATTGGAAGGCAAGGAAGGGTAACTGGTACAATGCATAGTGAGAACTGGTTTTCAGGAATATTCAGAGAACAGATCAGAAAGCCTCTTGGACTTTCAGATAACTTCACTATGTACGGCTGGAAACATACCCGGGTGGTGGATCTGCTTAATGCAGGCTACTCTGACACGGAGATTATGAACTTAACAGGACACCGGGATACAACTTCTTACGACAAGTATAAGCGTGAGCTAGTAAATCACATCCAAACTAGGTTAAGAGGTAAAACAATCGGTTGGTAGCTTAATCACCGATAGGATAACCTATGTAACTGCATACCTTTACCCCATCAAGACCTGCGGCGTCACCTCTTTGCAGTCTATAACTGAATGTTGTGTTTTCCTGTAGCTGGTTTTGACAATTTATCGACCAGGCTGTACCAGATCCTGTAATGCTAAGTACGGTATTACCTTCTACAGAATAGCCGGCAGATATTGACTGCGTAATAGGCCTATCGTAAGTAAGTAATACTGAGTTACCGGACCTTATAGCTGAAACTAGGCGCGGTGGCACTATATCCGAGTAAGGGTTTTTAACAAATGCGTTCTGTATGTAAAGGTTAATTAAACCAGTTTCAGGATTAAAAGTGTAGCTGTTTGCACCCTCCACTTCAACCGATTGAAGGCTGCCTCCGGTAAAAAGTAATGACATATCTCGCAGTCTATTCTCCTGCGGCACACCAGATAGATCAAGTGTAATGGTCATAACGTTGCCTTGCATTCGCTCCGACTTGATGGCTAGATCCTTTGTCTCGTAATACTCTGTGAACTCCTGCATGCCAGTGATCCACATGGAATCGTTATTGTCTGGATGATTTTTTATGTGCTGGATTAATGATTTCCAGTGTTCAAATGAACCGTTACCGCCTGCATCATCCAAGCCATGATGAAACCAGTGAACCATATTGTTTGCTGTTCCATCCTTAGCAGCCTGTAGCGCTGAATTAACTAAGGTGTACATATCTGCCAGATCGCTAGGCCCACCTTCCCCAGCGTAGTACCGGTTAAATAGGAGTTGCTTGTAGTTGAAGGTTCTTGTATCAACAACGCCACCCCAATATATGCCGTGACGATCAGGCGATTGCCTATGATCAATGAAATCGTCGAACGCTCCCTGAGTACCAATAATAGTGTAACCCAAAGACAAGGCGGTTGTAGTGTAACCTTCGTCATTGGTAGGCACAACCAGAGCACGTGTGCGCATGCCTGTATTATCCCAAATGATCTGTTCAGCGAGTTTGATGTCGCGGTACCTATCAAAGTAACCATGGTCATAGCTGTGATTTGCTAATTCCCATCCAGCCTCATCAAGCATGGTTTTACGGTTCTCCCATGTGTTCAGGCCAAACGCCGGGTTGTTCACGTCCTTATTGGTGTTAACTGCAGATGTCAGTTTATAAGGTAATAGTCTACCTGCACCATCAGAAAAATAAACTCCTAGATAGCTCATACCATCTTTAGCAGGGAACCCGCCTTTTAGGTATGCATATCCGATTGTATAATCTTCAAGTCCTCCGTCGTCTTTAACCATCATAACGCCTGAGGACTTATTGTACTTCATTGGAGCAAAGCTGGTTGTCGGATCGGTAGCGTTAGCTAAGGTGATCGTTAAGGTCACCATATCCGATCCGGAAGGTGGCGTTCCAAGTTTATAGTTCCTAGATGCTTTCATTATACTAGCCCCGAACCTTGGATGTTATTTATTACTGTATTTGTTTCGCCAACTTGAACAAACACCCTTAAAAATAAGTCGCCTGCAGGTCTTACTCCCGATCTCACCAGTAGCCAGTCCACCCCACCATTAATTGATGATTCGATGTATGCTGTTGTTGCATCCACGCGCAACCTAATTTTAGTGTCCGCAACTGTTCCGTTTACCTGTTGGCCAGTTCCTGCTGTCCATGCGCTATCGTTCCATTCACCGGCAATACGGGAAACGATTTTGTTTGAGTTGGTGTACCAAGCGTTTATTCCTGCATCATGGCCATGGGTAGCATCCATTGTGCTTGTTAATGACAGTATTGCCGTCGCAATGCTCGGCTGCGTAGGGATTAAACCGTCAAATTGAACGTAAGCATCTGCACCAGATGGAATTTTCTTGTCAGCAAATGTGTAACCATATGCCCCCGCTGGAGTTGTGAAAGAAAAACTGTTTTCATTCAACGCCACACCATTCACTAACCCATGCCATGCTGTTACCGGTTGGATAGATCCCGGCTCCTCAACAGTAGCTTCATTTACAGTGATTGCAGCGACATCGCTATGGAGCACGCCACCGCTGTAATTTATTCTAACCCTATAGTGGCCTTTATCGGTCAGCTGCACATTTGTAATGGTGATTACTTTATCATGCCCATTTTCATAAGGGAAAGTATTACCGCCGTCAGTGCTGCCCTCCCAGGTAAGTATCCCAATACCACTGAAGTCAACCTCTAAAGTCAAAGTATCGCCTACTGTCAGGTTTTGGCTTTGCGGCTGTTTGGTGATTACAGGAATAGCAGGAGTTCCGCCAAGTCCAAGAGACTGCAGGTAGCTGGTTTTGATACCGATCTTGCCGCTGGGCAATGTTTCGAACTGATCCTCAGAAAGCGTAGCATCTGGAAGCTGTTCCATAGGCACAACACCATCCACCAGGTCTGCTTTGGCTTTAAGCACATCACCGATAGCTGTTATAAATTCTTGTATGCGTTCGATCAACGTCATGCTAAGGCGCTGTTAAGTAATGCTACCAAGTCAGTGTCAGGGTTTCCGATTTCAGTTGCCCCGTATGCCCCTAAGTTTGCACGGCCTTGTTCTTTTTCTTCAGCCGTAAATGCCTGAGCTGAACTTACACTTACACGTTTAGCCATTGCAGTAACAAGGGCAGACGTGACTGTTTCATCGGCTTCGAGCGCGTCCTGTATTTCCCGGAACGAATTCATAGCTGCAGATACATCTTCTCCCATGATCTCATCACGCAGCCCATTGAGGAGCATCAGGATCTTGTTGACGGAATATGTTTCAGCAGTTCCGCTGGTAGCCGCATCATTGATAACGGATGATTCACCCCCGGTTCCAATAAGCCCCGATAATTCGTTGATTGCGTCAACCAGGCTATCTTTGTTTGTAGTCGCTAATGTGCTTAAGTCACCTTGACCTGTAATCAACGGCTTCAGTTTCGAACCTATTGAATTAATAAGGTCCCTTAATCTTTGTTCTAAAGTCATAATTCTGTTGCTATTTTAAAAAGAAGTGATAAATCTGCTTTAAAGTCTCCGAGTTCGTTGCGAAGGGCAGTCACAGCGTTGGCATCACTCTGACCACTTCCAGGTTCTGAAACGACAACATCCACATTAGTAGATGTCTGTTTGATACCTACATTCACGCTACGGTTCTGCTTTCTGATAATTACTTTAATGTTGTCCTCCATCTTATTCCTCCTTACTGATACTTGGAACGATCTTCCAGGTTCCCGTTAACGCGTACCTAACAAAACCTGAAGCCTCTATAATTTTCAGATCATAGGAGTAGTTGGTGGGTTTGATATCCCAGGAGTTGATGGTTGGGAATTGTATGACACCATCAGAGGTGCCGGTGATTTTAGTGTCCGCACTTTCAAGGGTTGAAAACTCCCATCCGAGATGTCCACGGCTATCCCGTAACTGCATAAGTATGGTTGCGCCAGAAAGATCTAAAGGATCACCAGACGTCTCGTAAGATGTATCTAGTTCGAAAGGATCTAAGCCGCCGCCCTGTTTATGGTCTGGAAATACATGTTCTTGAATAAAGTTCATTGTTAAAATCTTAAGATATCGAAGCTTGCATTAACACTCGGCTTCCACTTAGCATCATTCGGGAACTTGCTGTATCTCCCCTGAAAGCTGAAGCGGCCAGCGTCAAATCGAACCGCCGGGCCGAAGCCTAAAGAACCTTTCTCAAAGTTGTATGAAGTACTTGCCTGAACTCTTAGGCCAAACGTTGGTTGTTTTTGTTCGACCTCGACAAAGTCAGCTCCGTTGATCTTGAACATGGGATTATCAGTACTCACAGCAAGGATGCTCTTCTTTGTTCCGAGGAACCAGCTGCGTTTCCAGTACTGGGTAGCTTTAATATTCACGTTCGCTGTGAACTCAGCTCGAGCATTTGTATCTATCTCGTTTGGAGGTGTAAATTTAAGGTCGAGCCCGTTTCCAGAATAGGTATAGAATGGACGCTGTGCAGCATCTAGTTGCCTTTTGAGTTTTACGTTTTCAGCTTCTAATGTAGCTTTTACCACAAGTATCTGCTTTAATTGTTTGGTTCGGATGTCTAAAGCCATCGCAGTGGTATCTATGACGTCTTTAGTGTCTTTAGTAGCTAATAGTTCAGATACGCTGCCTTTGTTGCTGTTTACATCGAAAAGAACAGTTTCAATACCATTCTCATCAACCTTGCGCTTGATCTCCTTGGCTTCGGCCTGGATCTTCTTTTTAACATAAGTATCTGCCTGCTTAACCTGTTTAAGCTCCTGAAGTTTTTGGAAGTAGTCATAAACAAAGTACCCGGCAGCAGCTAGGATAATGAGCGAAATGATAACTTTGATGATAATTTTCATATTACTGTTCTTTTAAAATTTCGCGTGCTTTAGGCCTAAGCTTGTTTTCTATAGCACTATCCAACTCCTTTTTATCTTGTGCTTGTTGTAAAATAATTCCGTTTTTAACCATAATGGCTGTTACAAAGGCAGCGTTATCGGCTCGAACCTGCTTCAACTCTTTCCGTAGTTCGGTCTTTTCCGCTTCACAGTTCGCATTCACCTGTTCAGTGCTCAGGGCGTACTTATACACGAAGAAGGAAAGCATGGCAACAGCTACCATTAACATATACACTGGTGGTGACTTGAGTATCTGCTCGAAGGTCACCTTAGGATTTAAACTCTCCATTCTATGCTGCATTTTCGTTGTATGGCTCTAACCTGCTTAGCCATGATCTAAGAAACTGAGCCTGGTCTCCAACCGCCCACGACCGATAAGCTGCTTCACGAGCGGCGTTGTATTTGTTATAAATGGTTTTCGGATCGGATCTATTTACTAGGTCAATCACAACTGGATCCATGATACCATCTTTCTTCACGCCGAATATTTGTTCAAGAAACTGAACGGCACGTCCCTTACCCGAGTTTACACCAAAATCATAAATGGTATTCGCTAGTTGCTGATCATGGATTTGATCAAGTTTGTTTGCTAACCAAAATTCTACTCTATAAAAGTCAGATATCATCTGGCTTACGCCTTCAGATGGTACCTTAGTTGAACTGTTTATCCATTTGGCTAATGTGAAACGCTTCTTTAATGCAGGGCTTAGATTTGGATATTCAGCTTTGTATTTGTCAATCTTTTTCCATCCTTCCCATTTTGGCCAAAACTTTCGAGCGATACCAGCGAAGGTTTCACCGCCCCGATCAGAAGGATTATTTGCATAACCGCCTTCGTTTATTCCCGTTAATATCTCCGCAATTTTAAAATTTGCCATACACCTAATCTTGATGTACAAATTTACCGCCCAGCTAAAGGGCACTGGATTCTAATACGTCAACACTTGGATATCATGCTAAATAAAAAAGAGACAGTTCGCGGCTGTCTCTCTATATAGTTTACTTGACGCTTAGTATTGCAGGCAAGGTCAACCCTCCTTTATACCCTTTGCTGAATATCGCCGGTGCAAACGGCTTCGGATCCTTTTGATAGTTCATGAAATTCCAATCATCCTGGAAAGACCAAACCGTAATACCATACTGCAAGGATCCTGGCAGCGTTCGGAAACCCTTTACTACCTCTTTGTACTTTTCGGCCTTTTCTTTCTCCTGCGCAGGAGTTGCAACGACATCAAGTTCTGAAAGGTGAACCAGTAATCCAGCTTTGGCCATGCGCTGGAGACGCTCCACGTAGGTATCATACTTCATCTTAAGTCTGATATGCATCTGGGAGCTAATCCCCTCAATGATGCCTTTCTTTTTCAGTGAACCTGCATACTCAATTACAACTGCAGCCTTATTGCTGGATGTTTCGAAATCATAATCAGATATGAATCGTTGAGCTGTGTGTTGGACTTCCTTTACCCATCCCGCTATCTGCTCAATGTAGCTAGGGCCCATATGAGTCAGTGCATAGCAAGGGCGCAGACTTCCATCATCTTCATGGGCTTCGTTAACAATATCCCAAGCGAACACATCTTCTTTAAACTCTCTTACGACGGTTTGAACTGAATTTTTAAGTAAGGCAATGTATTTCTTTTTGTCCTTCGCAGCTTCATGCCAGAACTTAGGCAACTTAGATTGTTGTGAGGGCCAGACAAAGCATGCATGGCCATGAACACGCATGCCTTTAGCCTTGGCTATTTTGACCAGTGCCTTTGCATTGCTGAAATCAAAAACACCTTCTTTCTTCTGTATGTGACCAGGCTTAAAGCTGTTTTCGCCTGACAAAGATCCAAAGTGCTTAAATGCTTCCTCAATGATCTCCTTATCTTTTAAATGAGCCTCTTTCATTGCAAGACCCCATTTAATAGGAGATTGCTTTAGCGTTAGATTAGCTGCCGGTGGAAGAGAATCTGGTTTAGGTTCCGGTTTGGGCGTGATGGGAATGATCACCGGCTCCGGTTTTGGCTGCTCAACTGGTTTCGGTTCCGGCTTTACTTCAGTTACTGGTTCGAGTTGCTCGGGTTCGAGTACTGGGTTTGGCTTAGGAGGCTCCACCACAATCGGCGGTTCAGTCGGTATGATAACTTGTTCATCCTTAGTGGGTGCTGGCTGAACAGATAAGCCAAATAACGAGCGTATAGCATCCATCAATGCTTTAAAGAAATCTTTCATAGTTAAATTAAAGAAGGGCCGAAGCCCTGTTGATTACTCTGTTACTTCTGGTTCAGTTGAGAATGATCCCAAAACTGCGTCAATCTCACTGTTCACTGACATTATAACCTCCATATCAAAGCCTATAGCACCGCTGAAGTTTACAGACATATTGGTGCTTGTCTTTGAAATGTATACGCTACTCTGTCCTTTGTTTCCAGTGATCCTGATTTCTGCAGGTGATGCACCGTTTTCACTTTCATACTCGTAGTTAAGGCTCCAGCCGTTTACGGTATCCACATCGTAGTTCTTAACTACTGTCTTTTGATTTGTTCTTGCCATTTTATTTGTTTGTTAATTAATTATTCTACTCCTACCTGTACTCCATTCTGACAATCTCCGTATGCCGTTACCAGACCATTGGTGAACCTAGAGAATGTCCTCACGCCGGCTTCATTTGCTTGCATGGCATAGTAGTATCCGTTGCACGGAGTGTTAAGGGATGCATCATCATAGTACTTACCGTTATTAGGTCCGCCTACGACGTACCATGCAGATCGCTCGGAAGTGGGATTACCACCAAGGAAAACGCATCCTGCTGACCAGTCATTCGACTTATAGGCGAACTTGGTTTCGTACTTAATACCTGTACCTGCATTTGGATCAGTGATGTAGTTCTTCTGACCTTCCTGGCCTATCTCATAATACTTCCTGCCGTCTACAGTGTACCAGATATCCTTAACTACGCCATTCTCAACTGTTTGCTTTCTAGCGATATTGCCGTTAGGGTTGTACGATAAAATCGTATTGCCTTCAATCCGGATATACCCGGCACCGGTATTCACCGTCTGGAGTGTATTACCAAAAATTTGAAGGGAGTTGATGTAACCTGCGTTTATCACGTTGGCCTTTAAGTAGGCTACATCGATAAGGGTACTTCTCAAGTATCCGTTCTGAATTACCGTTGTTCCCAGCTTTGCCAGCTCCACCACGTCCTGGTAGGCCATAGATTTAAGTTGGCCGGTAAGGTTGTTGTATGCCGTTTGAGCTGCATCTGCTGCCGCTTTAGCTGCATCAATTGCCAATTGTACATCTTCAACTGCGGGTATCCAGTCATTACTTTTAGTTCCTGTAACCATCTGCATCTCATATATCCTGCAGTTGGCGGAAAGGTTGTAAACGAAAGACACCTTGTCTATCGTTTTCCCGGCTGTGGATGTTACCGATGTTGTATACGGTACGTTTACGGTGAGAGAATTTAGGTTCAGGTTTGTTTTTGTTCCATCAGTGTACCATAGCCCGAAATACCCGATTTGATTGCCCTCGGTTGATATTTTAATAGACAAGGTGTATTGTGTCCCTGGCAGAAATTTGATTTTACCCTCGAAGATGTCGTTGTGCGATTCGCCCCCGGCCAGCACATTATATAACTGAACATTATTGAACCGAATATAACTTCCATTAGCATCCGTACCTGATGTTACTGTTAAACCCGTCCTTGCCCATTCTTTGATGAATTTCTTAGCAATGTAATTTCTTACACCTATTGCAAGGCCCTCGATCAACTGCTGAGATAGTAAGGTCGCTGCATTCTGCGCCGCTGTAGCTTTTGTTTGCGCATCGGCCGATGCTGTGGATATCGCAGCAGCCTGAGCAATGTCCGCCTTACTCTGCGCTGCGTTGTTGGCATAGGTTTGTGCAGCAGCTAAAGTTTCTGCTGATTTGGTGTCAGTATATCCGCCAGCTGCATTCTGTGCTGCTGTAGCTTTGGCTTGCCCAATAAAGTTAATTGCTTGCTCGAACCTCGTAGATAAAGTGGCAATTGCAGCCTTATAAGCTGCAAATTTGCTGTCAACATTTGTTTTCTCTGCTGTTGTTGCCTTACCGTCAGAAATAGCTGTGTTGATTGCGCTGAGCAGGGCGCTGTGTGCGGTGTCGTAGCTTCCTTTGGCTGTCGCTAAGTTACTTTTAGTTGTTCCTGTAAGCAAAGTATCCCCGTATATCACATTGTACCTGTTATCGATATCGCCTTTCTCAGAACCGATTGAATTCAGATACTTCTCAATGGCTTTTGCTTCAGCAGTATCTACCACGCCATCAGAGAACGCACCATCTATGTAAGTGTCAAGGCTATCTATACGGGTTGATACATCCTGAATATCTTTATTCACCGCAATTAACTGCCCTTGTGTGTAGGCGTTCGCTTCAGCTACAATATCTTCTGGTGCCGGTGACCAGTCTACTGCTGCTTTATTCCCTTTCGTGAGCATAGCCCACCCGATTGTAGCGGAGGTAGATCCTGTTGGAGAGTTATAAATAGATAGCACATTTGGGCCCGCCTTACCTATAAAAGTAGCCGTTCTTACTCCCAGATTGCTATCACCGCGAGAAATGGCAGCTAAGTAAGTTCCTGTACTTGTGCCTAAATAAATTTCATAGTATTGTGATCCACTGCTTAAAGACCCTAAAAAGGAAATGGTATATTCCTGGCCTACAATCATGGGTTCAGCAAGACTATAGAACGCCACTCTATTGGCCGTGGTGGTGACCGAAATTCCACTATTCCTTAGTAAATTCCTGCCCCCGATTTGCAGACTGTCCACTTTATTCTGAGCAATGAAGTTTATAGCCTGCTCAAACCGGGTAGATAGTGTGGCGATAGCTAACCTGTAAGCTGCGAACTTGCTATCTACATCTGTGGATTCCGCTTCTGTGGCCTTACCATCAGCGATTGCTGTATTAATCGAACTGATTAGATTGGCGTGCGCCGTATCCATAACGGATTTAGCCGCACCTAAGTTGGTTTTCGCTGATCCAGATAGAGAAGCGTTGTTGTAGATGGCGGTGTACCTGTTATCTACATCAACCTTTTCGGTGTTTAGAGTATTGATATACTTCCTAATTGAATTTGCTTCTGCTTCAGATACAATACCATCAAAGAAAGCCTGATTGATATCGGTAGCAAGATTGTCTATTCGAACGCTTACATCATTGATATCTTGGTTAATCTCATCAATTTTACCTTGGGTAAAGGTATTAGCATCGGTAAGTGCTTTGCTCGCTTTGGCCTGTGATATGAAAGAGATGGCAGCATCCAGTTTCAATGAAAGCGTACCGATCTTGGTCTTGTAATCAGCAAACTTGTTATTGACATCGGTAATGCCAGCTGGACTTATGGATCCGGTCGTAATAGCTGCGTTTATGGCACCAATCAAAGCAGTATACGAGGTGTTGTATGTGGTCTTAGCGGAAGCAAGTTCTGTCTTTGGTGTACCGGTTAATGAAGCATCATTGTATATTGATGTGTACCTGTTGTCAAAATCGGCTTTCTCGTTATCAATAACCTTAATCTGGTTCTTTATTGCAATAGCTTCAGCCTGGGAGATTATACCGTCTTTGAACGCCCCGGTCATGGTAGTATTCAAAGTGTTCAGTTCGGTGTTCAGATCATCTAACTCCCCATCTAACGATGCTTTTAATCCATCGGAGTATGTTTTAGCATTGCTCTGGGCTGTGTTGGCGCGGTCAATAATCGTTTGTTCAACGTTCGCCCCACTTGTAAATGTGAACTTTCCATGAAACTCCGCATTATTCAGATCAAACCAGGTCAGGCCGTCAACAGATTCGATGCGCCCGGTTTTGATCCTGTTTCCGTTGATGGAACTGATACCATAGCTCATGTCGCTATCCCTGTATGTGCCGTTTACCGGATAGACCACGCCCATTAAGAAATAATAAAACGAAGGGTCCTGATCGTATTTGTATTGGGTTGTGGTAATTACGAATGTTCCACTTTGAGAACTCCTGCTGCACTTAGCATAGATGTAGTATAGGGAAGCCGGCACAAGTCCGGTCTGTGTAGATGCAGCCATGATCCAGTCGCCCGATCCATTTGCACCTTTGATCTCTAAATGGCTTAGCGTTCCCTGGGAGATATTTACTGAGTTCGGATTACCCTGGTAGTTAACATTTACATAGACACCCTTAAGGATAAAGTTAGATGATGCAGCGCCAAAAATACCCAGAGCCGCTTTAAGCACGCCAACATTAAACTTGTCAACGTCAAACATCCCATCGGTATCGAAAATGCTGTTTTCAAGGCTCCTAAGGTTAACAGCTGCCCTACGCGCCTGCTCAACGTTGGTCTTGTCGATAACAACGGTTTCCTGCTTTACCCGGTCCACCTCAATCAGCGCCTTTTCTGTTGTATTGTAAATCACTACATCGCTGATGATAAGATCAATCTGATCAGGATTTACAATTGGCAGCTTGATCGCCGACACGCGGATTTTAGCGTCCAGGTCAAGATCAGCATCCTTTAATCCTACCCGGTCACCTGCATTTACAATAATGCCGTTTTCTTTCATGAAGTGATCCTGGACCTCAACCGCGTAAGGCGGAATAAGGTTTGAACCCTGGTTGAGTATCTCAAGCCCCTTGCTTTTTAGATCAGATTCAGCAGTCGTCACATAAGTCTGAGGCATGATGATGCCCGCAAGGAAATACTGGTCACCTGCCTTAAAATCAAAGGCTGTATTAGGATATGTGTATCCATCTGATTCTACAATAGGGGTAATATTGATGCTCCTGCTGGTATGGTTGTAAGATGCGATCTCAAAGCTTCGGCCCGCATTTGCTCCACTTACCACTTCAACAGTTGCTTTTTGCCCTTCAATGCGCTGGCTGTTGATATCAAAGTCAAGGCTTGTATCAGTAAGGGTCAGCATATTTGCACTCACTACCGTAAGTGTTCCTACCCGCTTGGGAAATATATCGTCAATAACAACAGAGCTCGCACGCCTTTTCTTTCCGCCTGTAAGTGGCAATTCAAGGTATGGAAGATCAATCTGCAGTCGTTTTGCTCCATCCCGATATCCTACAGGAATATTCTTGTCAGATCCCTGAATATAAAGTCTGTTGAAGTACGCAGCATCATCAATCTTCCCTCTGGTAATACTATAAAGGCCGCGGCCTCTGCCGTATTCAAATGTAATGTTGGTTAGTACACCTGCTTGCTTTGTAAGGTTGATCGTCTTGCCATTAAGCCAGAATTCTAATTTAAATGCTTCAGCAACTCTGACCAGCGCACCTTTGCATGATACGCCCCGGCCAGATTCGTAAAACGCAAGCGTTTGCTCCGGCACCTCATCAACACTTCCAATTGACCAGCCTGAACCAATGCTGTTCATGCAGTCAACCAGTATTTGAAGGAACATTCTTGGTGGACCATACAGACTCCATTCAAGTGCACCCAGGTGCATATAAGGCATGTCCAGCAGGTCGTATATGTACCCTTCAAATTCCAGATTATAGCTAAACTCAGATGCGCTGCTCTTCTGTACAGGGGGAAACGGTCGGTTAAGGGTAAACCTTTCTCCTCGGAACATGATATAATCTCCCTCGTTAATATCGACAGGCTCAAATGAGATAAATGGGCACCTGATTACATGCTCACCCATAACAGTCTGGCTGAATACCGTACTCTCGTCAATTGGAATACTTATGTGCGGACTCTCGTTTCTATATAGTTGTAATTCCATTTATATTTTATGCAGCATTATGTCCTCGTAGCTTGAGAACTTGTCATCAAATCCCTTGAAGCGGAAGCCTGCTGAAAGACTGTCCTGAAAGGCTCCTTCGGTAACTGTTCCCATGTTCTGGCCGTTGATATATAAGGTGACCTTATCGCCAATGGTGGTTACCTTGATCTCGTCCTTTTTTGTAGGCGCAACGGTGGTTTCAATTAGCCGGGTATCGTTACTGTCAACCCTTTTAAATAGCACCCATATTTTATCTGTATTGGTAGCCTGCACCGCAAGGAAATTATTTGTGTCCTGGTACTTAATTAATATGATCGTCGTGCGTGTAGATGAAGGAATTCTGTTTAACCTGGTAATAAGCGTTCTGTTCCGGTATGGGTAATCCATGTACACGATCGTTGAACTATTCTGACTCGTTTGTCTGGCATTGATGCCGATTTCGCTGATTTCGATGTTACCACCGGTATACCCTGTCTTTTTCCACTGTAGAGGTGTTTTGCCGCCAGTGTACGTTCCTGTTATATCAGTTATAGGATTTGCAACCATGAAGTCCTGGTAAACGTCAGCATTTAGCTGAGGGCGGTCAAGTAGCGTAAGTAACCTGTCATACGCCAGCTTCTTTTGTCCCCACCAGTCATATAGTGCCGGGTAGTCGTTTGGTGGATTAGACCCATCAGGAGCGGTATAGCCTTTATTAACATTGATGTAGCTATACCTGTCGGTGGTTGACCATATCACAATACCAGCCCTTTGGGCCGCGGGTACCGCCCTTTCGTAAGTAAGAAATACATTGTAGTACGCATTTGCTAACCGTTCCGCTTTTGCAGCATCGTATGGTTTACCTGTCTTAAAGTCAAGTTCGGTTATTAAGATCTTTGCCCCGGTATCAGCAAGTCGCTTTAAGGAAGCCCTGAAGAAGTCAATACCTCCGACCGACATCGCTTCGGTACCAGCTTCTGCAATAGCTAAGAAAGTGTGCATTTGGCTACCAATCATATCCACCTCAACCCGCCTTCCAGCCACCATGATATTTTTGGCTTTAAGCGTATTCATGCATCCGATCAGCGTTGTTGTTCTTGCCCCTCCGGAGTTTTCAAAGTTGTAGTCGTTATAAGCTAAGTCGATCGTTCGATCAGCCTGCCTTGCCGCTGTGAAGGTGATTTCAAACAACTCATCAAGAGTGAAGTAATCGGCCCACATACACGGCGTTTGAGTCCCGCTGTTGGTGATAGCCTCATTCATTACGTTCCAGCTGATCGTAACATTCGGGTATTTAGTCTTGAAATGGTTGATTACAGTTGGGATGTATATTTTCAGTTGCGCTGTCAGGGCTGCTTTTTCATTGCCAGGGTTGTCAGTGGCTACCTTCTTCCAGGAGGCAGGGATGTTTTCCGCATGATGCCATGTTAAATGCGCATTATGGAATCGCGTAATACCTTTTGATATCGCAAAGTCCATTACCGCATCAGCTTCAGTAAAATCGTAGGCACCGCTGAGCTTCCATATGCTCGGTCCAAAACCATTTTCGCCGGTGACTATAGCAGCATCATTAAATGCAGGTGTATAGGTAGAGGTGAGTTTGTCCCTTTCAGCTGAGAATCCAACAGGATAAGGGAAACTTCGCAGCGTCTTGGTATTGCCTTCAATCACCCAGGCGCCATTTTTTACAAATCCCAGAAACGGCAATCCGGTTGCTACGTCGGTAAACTGTATGGCATTGCCATTTTCCTTTTCAACAAGATGTGCTGTCGGCGTCTGAATACCCTGCAGCTTATTCTTCATCTCGTCGGTGAAGTCATTGCTTGATCCAGATCCGCCAGTATTGCCGCTGGTAGGTGGCTTGGTATTTACTTTATCATAAATCTGCTTTAGTGATTGCTCCAGGGTTCCGGTGTTGCGGATAGCTTTGATACTGATCGGTACACCATTGGCAGAACTTCCGTTAACGAAATTCGCCCCTGCAGGTATTGTCCTGATAACATCTATGAAGTCTACTGCTCCCTCTACAGATGTACCATTTTCAGCGTTAAACCTGTACAGGTTGAAGATATTGCCTATTGGAAAACCAGCAGCATCTTTTGTGGTAACGAATGATCCATAATTCGCAGCCGAATATCCGCAAATGCCGGTCACTATTGCTGGTGGCGAGGGGTTAAAGTCGCTGGACCTATAACGTATCAGTATTTTCTCTCCCGGGGTAACTGCAATAAAACCGCTGACATGATCTGTAGTACTTGTCGCAAACGCTCCTGTTTCAGAACTGATTTTACCAGCCGGACGGCTTGTAACAAGCTCAACCTCCATTGGCTGGTTAACTGCGCTGCTTCCACCACCTCCCGCCTGAGAAAGGTCACCAAGCTCAACATACTGAACGGCCTTTGTCTCAGGATTCATTAAAAGCAGCCTGTCTGTAGACTTGGATCCTGTCCTTTTCTGTAGATCGGTGAATATATTCTTCTTAGCCATTAGTTCAGATTGAAAATGCCTGTAATTATATTGCCGTCGTTGTCGGTTAGTACATCGCCGGCATTGTCTGTATATTGATCATAGATATCCAGTACGCGGATTTCGGTAAGCGGCACCATCACTTGTACAAAGAATGCACTGCCATTTTTATAGAGAGAAGTAACCTTAAATCCATCTTTGGAGAATACTTCCCGGGCAATGTTGTTATGAATGAGTATCCTTGCGTTCGGTCTGGAAAGCAGGTAAGCAAAGTTTTTCATTGAATCAGAAAACGCTGCATAGCTTTCGAATCTACCGACAAGCTCCAGATTGATGGTCCGAAACCCGGCAGGCATGACTTTATACCCCTCGTAACCGTATGCCGTAACATTAAAGCTTTTTGCTGCAGGCCTGGAATATTGATCTGTCATGGACTTTACTTCGAAGCCCATCGTTTGAAGGCTGATGTCATCAATTGATGGTGTAATAGAATCTGCCACCGGCAGCACTCCGTTCACGTTGACGATTGGCTCACGCATGATTAGTGTGCCACTTGCGAAGCCACCCGCCACGTACTTTACCTTAATTTCTTCTTTGATTAGAATGTTGTGTGTGCCGAAATAAGTAGAACTGAAAGGGACCAAGCCGGTAAACCGAGCTATGTCATTATAGATCGCATTGCATTTGATGAATGCTGTTTCTCGACTACTTGCCTTTAAGTGGAAATTGAAGATTAGATCTCTACCTCCGTGAATTATTTCCTTGTCAAGAAGGTAAGGTTCCAGTCCTTCTCCGTCTGGCCATACATGATGGGTTTTCCCTGTTCGAGATGGCATATCCCAAGCTCCGGCAAGGGCAAGATTGCTGTCTGAAGTGCGAGCCGGCAAAAGACCGTACTCTGATAGTTCTTTGCCGTTTAAGAAGTACTTATTCATTGTCCAATTGGCAGCCCCCTACCGCTTTGAGATGCTGTGTTGTTGATAATCTGGTCTAATTTTGAGTTTAATTTATCGGTGTTGTTAGCACCCCGTAAAGTATGCTGTTCGATCTTGTTCAAGTAATCTATCCCCTGGGTTGCGACTGCAAGGTGGTCTAAAGCTGTTTTCCCAAGAGACTTCAGCTGCTCATAATTGGATCTTGCAATAGTGTTGTTTACATCTACTGATTCCTGAGATGCAGCAATGCCGGCGGCTTTAATTCCGCCTGAAGAACTATCTGATGAATTTGGCTTACCAATTACCTTATCAATGTTGTTTGCCTGCTCAATACCCTTATTGATGATAGCTGTATATTCATCTTGCAGGTCCTTGATTTCATTATCAGTAAGCCCATCTTTCGATTTTTCAGCGAAACGGGTGTAGAACTCCGCAATAGCTTTGTTAAGGAATTCATCACTCATGGCCCTGTACATCGCATCACTCATAAGTGTCTTAAAGTCATCTGCAAAATCCGCAGCAGTGCGTTTCCCTTGCTTGAATCCATTGATGATCGCATCAGCTATACTGCTGGCTGTGGTTCCGGTTAACGCCTGGTTAATGGCATCTTGAGCTTCTTTGGCGGCATCAGATATATCCTGAGTTTCGTCTTTTACACGTTTTAGTTCCTCAAACCATGCTTTAGTAGCATCGGTAAGCTTTCCCTTGGTATAAAGTTCTTCGAGCTCTTCATAGGTGGATCCCTGAAGACCCGCAGTATCTTGGACCGTCCTGGTTTTTCTGCCAATACCCAGGAAGCCACCGTACTTTTCCGTACGAATGCCTGTGATCTGCTGGCCAGATGCTCTGATCCTTGCAAGTAGCATAGCTTCGTCTGATTGAGCCTGACTTTTTTGTGCAGCCAATATGCTTTGCTGTGTTCTGAGTTCAGCAAGTGATAGATCACCAATACTCTTCATAGTCCTTGCCCGTTCACGCAGAAGCTGATTGTAAGCAATCTCACCTTTGATCGAGTTGTCTTGGTAGGTCTGCACTTCCGCAGCGGCCTGCTTTGCGCTTTCCTTGGCTGCCTTAAAGAATCCCGTAATGCCTTTTACGACCCCGACTACCGCCCCTATTGCTTTTGAAGCTGGACCTGCAATAGCAAGACCCGCACTTAGCGTTCCGAGTAAACCGCCACCAGCTTCTTCCTTCGCCTCTTTATAATTGGCGATTGCATCTTTGGTATCTGCGATGCCTTGCTTCACGTCAGCAGCTGAGCTCACCATGTCACCGAGGATACTTAGAACATTGGTAAGTCCGGATGACAGGCCATCCGTCTGCGATGCAAGGTCTCTGAATATTTGAGCAAATCCACGAAGCTGGTTAGGTATGGCAGCATTTAGGTTAGCCTTAGCATTGTTAATGGCTTTGATAACTAGATGGTATGCTTTTTGGGAAATCAGTCCGGCCGCAAGATCTGCATCCGCTTTCTGTTTCGCTTTTTGGATGTACTCATTAATAGCATCGGTTGACATCCTGGTGAAGCCTTCAAACAGCATCTTATAACCAGAGATCTGCTGAATCATGGAAGAATCAAAACGTTCCAGTTCCGCTTCTCCATTGGCGATGGCCTGTTGAGCCTGATCCTCGTAGCCTTTAGCACGAAGATCCGCAGCTTGTTGAAGCGCTTTCTCAATAATCAAGTTTCTTGATTCTTCGAAGGTTTCGGTATCTTTTAGTAGCTGCTGGAACTTGATTTGCTGATTACGAGTCTCATCAATCAGGATAGGTGCTGCAACTTCATTCTTTTTAGTAGCAAGTAAAGTGCGATCACCTTTACGCTTTTCGATGTCTTTCTGAATGAATTCAACGAAGCTGGTATATTCGCCAATCTCTTCCTTATACATCTGATCGGCCTTTGTTTGGCCGAAATCAGCTTTAGCATTTTCGTAATCTTCAAATAGCTGCTTTTTACGCTCAAGTTCTTCCTTGTAGCCACCTTTGCCGTTTATGATCTGGTCTACTCCGGCCACACCAAGCTCGATCACACGAGCTGATTCCACGGGTTTGGTACTGATCTGATCCGCAGGTTTTAGCCCCTTATTCAGCTTTTCAATTTGGGCAAGGCGATCGTCGTATTTTGCATTAATCGCAGCGACAGCCTTATCCTCTTCAGAAAGTGCAGCAGCACGTGCACCTGCAAGATCCTGACCGACCTCGCGCTCCAGGTCTTTACGTTTTTCAAGCAGGGCATTGTACTTTTTAGCAGCAGCGGCTTCTTTGGCAAGCTGTTCAGCAGTTTTGGCGGCTAAAATCTCTTTAGCTTTCGCTTCCTCTTCGGCTGCTTTGGCAGCCTTTTCCGCATCAAGCAGCTTTTGAACTTCAGGGTTATTTGAGATTAACCTTCCTTGAGCACCTTTCAAGTCTTTGATTTTAGCATCCTCCACATCCTTGAATGCTAATTCCTTGTCCATCATTCTAGCAAGGCCAGAAAAATCGCCAGTTAGCGCCATCTTTAATGCCTTACCAAAATTACCGATGGAGATTGCGGCTTGGTCCCAGATACTGATTGACTTTATACCCTTTTCAGTAATGGCATCAATTTGAGTTTGGATTTCTTTGTAGTCGGCAAACTCCCGATTCGCTTCAGTAGCCTTCCTTACTGACTCCTTATACTTATCGATTGCTTCTGCTCCTTGACCCGCAGCAATCTCTTCAAGTGAATATTGATCTAAAGCACCTTTAGTAGTCTCTAAAAGTGTGTCGTATGCATCTTTCTGTTGACGCTTAGTTGAATTATGATCTTTGATCGTTTTGATAAGATCATCAATTCTCTCAGTTTCATTTTCTACAGCTCTAACACCCGCGGCCCTTGCTTCGGTAAGTGAATTCTCTGAGATTTCGGCAGCATCCTGGTATTGAATGAGTGAATATCCAACGGAAACAAGTGCTGCTAATACTGCGGTGTATGCAGCGGTACTGACAGCAAGAGCAGTCTGTTTACTGTTAAGAATTCCCATGAGCCGCTCCTTCATTACAAGGATGTTGTAGTGGATGAGCTCGACAGCCGACATACCACTGGTGACAGTTGTAGTGATTAATAGAGCAGCTCTGTATGATCCGTAAGTGATAACCAGTAGTTCAATGATTTCGATTACACGTTGGTAGTTTTGCACCAGCTCGATTGCTGCCTGAATGCCGTCGCCAATAATGCCCTCTTGAGATTTACCAAGTGAGTTCAGCATCATGTCCCAGGCATCACCTAAGTTGGCTAACTGGCCAGTGAGTGATTTGGATTGTTCCTGCATTAAGTTGAAGAACTTACCACCCTGGCCAGTCATATTAGCAAATGCTTTCTCAACTTCAGGGAAACCGATCTTTCCGGCTGAAACGTAAGCACGCACCTCGCCGGTAGTCCTTCCAATTACTTTAGCAAGTTCATCGTAAATCGGAATACCACGGCCGGCGAACTGGTTTAAATCGACCTGAGTAACCCGGCCTCCGGCTTTCATGGTACCATACAGGTAAACAATGTCACCTAACTGAGAACCTACACCAGAGGCTACGTTTCCAAGTTTAGTAAGTTCCTTGGTAATATCATCCGCAGCAAAGCCGTAAGCGAGCAACTGCTTGGCGCCTTTTGCAACGTCTTGAAGATTAAAGGGTGTAATTGCAGCAAGTTTAACAGCTTCAGCCATCAGCTGATCGGCCTTTTCTTTGCTGCCGAGCATGGTATTAAATGCGATTTCGATCTGCTGAAATTCACCTCTTACCTGAACCATTTGTTTTACAAATCCAGCAGCAGCCTGGGTAGAGAAGAAACCAGCAGCAGCGGCGGCGGCTTTACTGGCGAAGCTCTCAATCTGTGCACCTTGAGTCTGAAGATCACCGGTAAGCCTGGACACATCGTTGCGCATCTCACGCATAGCGGCACCAAACTGCGAGTTATCTAAAGCAGCTACAAAGTCTAAAGGTCCACCGTTTACATTCATGCTATAATCCTAATTCTTTCCTTAATTCAGCTTCTTCATCTTCAGGTGATATCACCTTAGTATCGTTGTCTTTATTCTTGGCATCGTAGCTTGGAATGGTGGCTAAATCCATGTTGAAGTTTACCCAGCTTGTTTTCCAGAGGACTTTCTCCCTGCTACATTTAAAGTACTTTCGGTAAGAACCGATAATATTCCAAGGGCTATCACCTCCCTTGGTTTCTTGAGACTCATCTTTGACTATTCCGGTGTAATCGCAGGCGTCACATCCGCGTCCTTCGCAGTAATTACATTTTGTCCTCTTATCAAGATGATAGATTTTGTAAAATTTGGCACTCCAGCCATCGAAAGCGAGGCATCTAAAAGCTCATAGAACTTTTCATCGTCTATGGACCGCAGGAATCGAATTAGCGCCTTTGATGGCTCCTTTCTTCTATTTTCGATACAAACTGCTACGACGTAGATTAAATCCTCTGTATGGTCTTTAATCGCTTTCCACAACTCGCCTTCTTCAACCTTTTTAGAAAAGAGTCCCTCTGGGATCTTGAGTGCCACAGGTGAAATCCTGAACCTGTTACCAACGGAAATTGGATAGATGGTGAAAACCTTTTTTGATTTCAAAAAGCCCTTTTTCATAAGGAGTTTCTGCAACCAGTTTGTAGGTCTGATATCAACCTCCACCTCTTTCGGTTGTTGTATTACAGTTCTTCCGACTTCAGCAAGTATTTTATTTAATTCAGATTGTTCCATGGAAGATTATAAGAGGGCACCAATGATCATGGTACCCTCGTAAAAATTTATTCAGTACCGAAGTCGATAGACATCGCAGGAGTGGCGGCTTTGGTTGCTTTCAGAACCTTACCAGTCCAGTTGATCTGTCCTAAACGAGTTTTATCAAATGCAAACTCAGCAGTAGCTGTTAAGCTCATGTTTACAAATCTGAATCTGATTCCGGTGCGAGTCTCAGCCATCACAGATCTTTTTACAGTAACTGTAGTGCCATCTACTGGAGGCGACCAAACACCGGCTGCGACTGTTCCGCCGAAAAGCTCCAGCATCGTTGCAGCAGAAACATTATAGGTACTTGCAGCCAAACTCCATGCACCTGCTTTAGTTACGATTTCATCGTAAAGATCATCCGACTCTTCAATCTCGATCTCAGTTGTTTCAGGAGTTGTAGAAGTCAGGGTCGCTGTACCTTTGACAGTGGCGCCGAGCACTTCAGTGAGAGTTGTTCCCATGCCACCATCACCGGCAACCGGACCCATTGTAATGGCTTTTAAGCCGTATACTTTCTTTGCCATATTATTGGTATTTAATAATTTAATGAATAAAATTCTACCCGCAGGTTGAGGTAATGTTGATTATTCTCGTCCTGGAATAGTTTGTCTTGTTGGAGATTAAAGCAGTAGTTGCCGGTTGCTTCCCATATCTCATTTCCTTCACCTAAAGCAATGCTTGCCAGATTCAGCAGGTAAGTAAGCCTTGCGGTGTCCGGTTGACTCTTATCAGCAGCGTTTGATGGTATAACCAAGTTTGGAACAAAAATATTTACATTCAAAACACCTTCCTGAACATCCTCTCTGTTAAGTCCAAGGCTGTTAATCACAACATCTTCAAGAACCGAATTCATTGGCCGCTGGTACTTGCAAAGCTTACCGTTTGGCCTCTTAGCATCGGTCATCAGAATGCTATTCCCGATATGCTGGTAGAGCATATTTAAAGCTGTGATTGAGGTGTAACTCATGCGTTTTTAAGTGTCCTTCTAAAGTTTTTAATCGCGGTTTTCAGTTGGGCCTTGGCAATGATTGAACTTGCCGTAAGCACGTCCTTACCTCTACTTTCAACTGCTGCAGCGTAGTCCATACCTGCTAATACAATGAGCACATAGCCGTTACTGTACTGTTTTATAAGCTCCTGAATCCGCTTTTTACTGTTGGACGGAATCTCGCTTCCGGTTTTTACCTTTCCATTCTTAAGTACAACATAGCACAAAGAACTTCTGAGGTTACCGGTAATGTCATTGTAGGTGCCATTTGCCTTGGCGTTATTCGTGCAGGTCTCCCCGATGAATTTCAGCCTGCTTATAATAGCATCTTCAATGCGTTCCAAGCGAACAGCGAACATTGCATCAATCTGCGACTGAGTAGCTCTGTTTCTTATACCCATGCCCTTGCGTTTAGCTGGCCCCGACTGAAGCGCTTGACGTTTCCTTTTGCAATCACTTTATCGCTATTGAATCCGGTAATCTGGGCTCCGTTAGGAACTTCAGGAGAACTCACCGGCATGTAAACGATCCACCCAAACTCAAGCTGTTCACCATCCGCAGAGACGATACGCTCCCCATCAGCATTCGGCTCAAACCTGCATTTAATTTCAACTATAGACTTTGAGCCTGGAACAATAACAGTGTCGCCGTTCTCGTCCACCTCCTCATAACCTCCGGTTACGATGTCGTATTTTAAAAGATGAGGGTATTGAATGATCATTACCACAAACCTGAACCTGAACTAACCGTTGACTTCTCTACTGCTTCATCATCAGTATTCCACCTCTTTAAATAGATTGATCTGGCGGACATCAATGATTTCTTGTCGCTGATAGACAGTGAGTAGCCTCCTTCAGACACGTTTCCGCTAGTACAAACAACTAAAATCAATTCAGCAGCACATAGCTCTACATCCTTTTTAAGATCCTTGGTATAAACAGCATCGCCATCAAGACCAGCTTCGATCAAGGCAGTAGAATAACTCTCCTCTGGAAGAGGAAAGTTAATTTTGCTTTTTAGTGATTTTAAGATCGTTTGTGATGCCATCTTAAACGTTCGTTTTCAGGTGGTAAATGCTTTCAACAGCCTCGAGTCCTGGTACAGCGATACATTCACCTGCAGTCTTTTCAGCCCAAGGAGAACGCTCATGCCATTTGGAAACCAATATGCGCTCAACTGTTGTATATTCTACATTGTCGTTCGGCTCCATTTCCTCAATCGCAAATGCGTTATGGATGATACCCAGCTTACCAGCAGGAACAAACACTAATGTCTCTTCACTGAATGGTTTAAGGATTTTCTGCTTGCCATCTTCTTCAGAACGAGCGATTGCATCGATAACCTGGAAGTTTGGCAGATCGTTATCTGTCATGTACATGTTCAGGTTGGCTTCGGTAAACACAGCACGTGCATTCGATCCCGGGTTGAAGTACGCCTTCATCTCGTCAAGAAACTCTTTGTTTTTCTTGATCTTGTTCCACAGGGTTCGAGATACCATGATCTTGTCGATCGCATCACCGTTACCACGAGCGGTCTCAACAACGTCTTTAACGTTGGTGATAATTGGAGCTGTCGCGTCGTCAATGTTCTTTGAAGCTTCGAAGATATTGTCTTCCAAAAACCCAACCGGAACAACGTCAGTAACAATACCATCAGGGTTATTGTCAACAGTTAATTCCAGACCACCAGTAGAAAGCATCTGTAAGAACATGTAGTTGATTCTGAACTTTACAGCATCAGTAACATACTTCATGTCATCTAGAATGTACTTGGTGATTGCTCGAACTTTTTCAGCATCACTTAACGTCTTGATGCTTTGCAGCATTCTGTAGTTACGATACTGCTTCTGCGTTAAGCTGCGAGCAACCTTTATCGCTGGTACCTCTCCTTCAACTTTATAAGCTGCAGAACGAGATCTTAGCGGGTGGTTGGAGTCGATATCAACTACCGATGCCATTGATGCCAACCTTTCTTTACCAATCACCGTTGAAAAGTCTAAACCTACTGTAGGTGTGGCCCAGTCAAGGTAATTGGTGTACAAAGGCTGAACCTTTTGGGCTTCGAGTGCCTTAGCAAGTACACTCATATTTTCCGTGTAGTCGCCGAATATGGACTTAAATTGTTCTGCCATTTTCTAATTATTTGCTTTGTGAAAAAATGATGAGCGGCAATAACGCTTTCACGTCAGCCGGGACACCTGGAATTCTACGCGCGTACACGGTACCGCGTAATACAACTGTGATCGTTGCGTTTGGCTCAACTAATGTTGGCTCATACAGTAAGCCTGTTGGAGTACCCGATAAAGCACTGTTAGTGGCCCCTGTTGTGGATGACTGGAATAATGGTGCATCAACTCCTGCAGCACCTAAAGTGGTGCTTACTGTGATTGAGTCGTAAGAAGCATTACTATTGTCGATTGCAGTAACCGGGTAAGCTTTGCCTTTGAGACCCAAACCAATGTTATCACCAACGGCAATCTGGCTGCCTTTGGCAACTTTGTAAACAACAGCATCAGCTGCCGCCACTTCTACTACTTTCGCAGTCTTAAGTGCTTTTGCTTTACGGGTTGCATCATCCGCAATAATCACCGTTCCTGCGGGCAGGACTGATCCGTCAGCTAAGCCATTTGTGTCAAGTGTGTAACCACTTTGAGACACCTCATGAGTTTGCTGGTAAACCGGGATATCTCCGAACGTCTCCGTTTTTTTGAATTTTAAACCCATTTTTAAGTTTGTTAAACTGTTTCAATTAAACCTTTAGCAGCCTCTTCCATTTGTTTGGCGATGGCTGCCTTTGCAGCTGGAGTTCCGTTTGGTGCGGGTTCGCCAAGAATGACTTTGCCGTCCTTTACTTCTCCATTAACTGCGATTTGCTTTAATTCAGTCCACTCAGTCTCTAAGGCTGCAAGAGCGGTCTCTTGATTATAGTCTTCACCTATCACGTACTTAGCAGCAAAAGCCTCAGGAATACCTTTAGCTTTGGCGGCAGCTTTTAATTCGTTGATAGTTGATTTGCCTTTTTCACCAGCAAGTTGAGATTCCAAAGACGAGATCTTACTCATCAGCGGCTTTGCCCAAGCTGGCATTTGCTCCTGGTTGTCCTCTCCATCGTTTCCGTCTTGCTCAGCATCAGCTTTCGCTTTTGCATCAGCATCGTCCTTTGCTTTTTTGTTATCCGCTTCGCGTTGGCGATCGTCATTTTTAGCAATGTCCGCAAACGACATGAAATCGTTGTAGTCATTAAGCTTGTCGTCAATCTCGTCCTCATTTGTGATTTTAGAAACCACGTAGTCCGCGATCTTCTCTTTACGAGTCTTAGATAGGTTCACTCCTGGGAACAGCGCTCGCAGTCGTGCCAATACTTTGTCCTTCATGTTTGTTTTTTAAGCTTTTTGAGAATAAGCCTAAAATTATGGAGGATTGTTGTTAAGACATTTTTTAATGCGTTATGACTTGAAAGTGTTGCCGCATCTTATATTTTTACGCCATTTTCGGTAACCCAATCAGGTTTACGCTTCCAATTATCCATAGATCCTTTACCTTTTTCGACATAGGACTTGAAGTTATCCGGTAGATCGTTTACAACACCTTTAAACTGGTAGTTCTCTGCGGTACCGTTCAGAAGCGCTTGCTCGTATTTGTCGTAATCATCCGGACTTGCAAGTTTTGCGGTACAGTTGCAAAGGCATTGATTGTGCCATTTGCGCCATACGAAGGTTTTAGGGTAAGTGCCTTTAAGAGAATCGCAGATGTCGGTGCGTGGATGGTTGTTGGATAGGTTGACCTGGTAGCCTATAATGAAGGGTAAGCTTTGATACCGGATCATATCCGCCTGCCGGTAGCTTTCATTGTTGATATCCCGGGTGAGCCTCATGGCATTTTTGTAGCTGGACCTGTAAATACCTTTTCCAGGTTTATACTCTTGCGCTGCTTTGGAAAGCTGTAATTTACCGTTTGCATCGCGCACTCGCCTGAAAAGTCTATCTGGTTGCTGTAGGTATTGTATCTGATCACGAGCCATTGCAGCAGCAGACTTCCCTTCACTTAATCCAGCATGCAGGTTTTGCTCTATTTCGGTCCTGAGCTGATTGGTGTATTTCCAAACTCGATCAGACAGATCAAGTCCTGCTACCCTCCGCTTGCTAAATTGTTCAAGTGCATCAGTACGTGGATCATAGATCATACGCTCCACAGTCTCCGATAGCTTTTTGCCTTTGTACGTTGCGTGTATTACTCCAGCATTTTTTTCAGTGGAAAGTTCCCACTCTTCTTTGATGCCGTTCAGCAGCGTTAAGTTCACCTCCTGACTGAAGTCCAAAAGTAGACCATCAATCTTTTTTTTAAGCACAGGGTAATCCGAAATACGAAAGGTGTCAGACTTCATTTTTATTGGAGGAAGACCCCTATAAAGCTTCTCAATCGTCTTTTGATAGATTGACTTTACCTGCTTTTGCTTCTTCTTAATATTAGCCAAATGCCTGGTTTCAAAGTTTTTATTGATTCTATCTGACATTACGAGTATATTTAATAAAACGCCCAGCTATGTATATTGGATTAATATATGATGTCTTCTCAGATGACACATACTTCGCCAAAGATGAGGACTTAAATGTTGTCAAAGAGTTGCTCTTAAAGTCCAATCTTCAACTGCCAACGGCCTGTATTTACGATTATAGCAAAAATCGCTTTGTCTTGCTAAACGATTCTTATAGAAGACACATTGAAGAACTGTTAACGGCTATCGAAAAAAATCGATAATCAAAAACCGGATGGGAACCACTCCACCCGGCTGTACTAACCTTTAAAACTAAACTAAAACCAACTAACGTGGAGTACGCTATACACAAAGATACATATTCGCAATATGGTTTTTCAACATATTAATCTTCAATGGTTGATATTTCTTCACTATCCATTTGAGCATTTTCAGCATCTGCATCTTTGACAAGAGGATTGAGCTCAACGGCTTTTTTACGGCTCATGATCGGCTTACCTCCGACAGCCGTTGACAATGTTTCCATAAATTCTTTGATGTTATCTGGAAGCGGATTACCAAACTCATAGCTAATTCGTAGGTTTTTGAGTTCCTCAGCCATTGCTGGACTTACATCTATGATATTCTTGATCATGGATTTTAGAATGTTGATTTCCCGATCGATCATCTCCTCAAACAGCTCCAGCTTGTCCATGGCTTTAAGAATGGCCGGGAAAAATTTCATTTCAAGCGCCTTGCCGCTATCTTGCCCTATACTTCGCAGCTGCTCACTGGATAGGTCCGGGGTATCGGTGAAATAAAGGATGTAGTTATCCAGAGTTGTGCGCTCGTCTTTAACCATATCAATGGCCATCGTTGGAGATAAATAGGATGCACTTGCCCCCTGTCCTTTCAGTTGCACTACTTTTCCAGTTTCCTCTTTACCTGGAAGCGATTCCACATCACCGGTAAGAACCAAAATAGAATCTGCAGTATAGTCGTTGTTGTCCGATCGCTTTGAGATCAGCATTTCTTGACGCTCAATAATAGCCTGCACTGTATCCCACTCTGTTTCTTCCTGCTCATAATAGCTGTACCGAATCTTCTTAGCTAGGTTGGTGGCTGTATCAACTTGCCAAAAGCCATCAGTTTTCTTGCATGAGATGATGATATCAGCAAATTCAGCATCGAAGTGCTCTGTTGACTTGTCCCCTAGTTTAGATGTATAGCCACGGGCAATGCATTGCATTACGCCGTATTGGTCTTTTTTGTAATACAGATCATTGCCATTCTTCTTGTCTAGGAGAATACATTTTACGCTGTTGAAGCCATCGGCGCCTTCTAAGTCAGGATCTCTATATTCAACGAACAGCTTTGCACATGCGGTTTGGGAGAACAGTGTTCTTGCATTCTTCCTGTTTAATGTAGCCATTCGCATTTCAGTCCATAACTTATCAATAAGCATGAACGCTTTATCTGTATCCTCGCTTTGCTGGATCAACTTCACAGGCTTTCCAAAAAGGAAGGCCACAGCTGACTGCACGATCTTTCTTTGATATGGTAAAGCTAACTTTGCTTGCGGAACCTCTTCATTATCGACATACTTTTTCGGACGATCATGGATCTTATGTGTAGCGACATTCCACTCTTTTAACGCCGCTTCAACCTTATCCTTCCTGGTGGAAAACAAAGCTTTTGCCTCGTCAACCAAACCACCCAGCAGCAACGAGCGAACGTCGGTACTGTCAATCTCTTTTTTTACTTCTTCAGCCATTATGTGAATTTTAATAGAATCCTAATTTTGATTTGCTTTGCGCCGTCACAATCACCTTATTACCAAAATCCTCAGTAGTTCCGGTAAGCGCATCTTCGGCATCATCATGCGCATTCTTCCCAGCCGCTTTATATGTTTTCAATGCCTTATAAAAAGCTGGCCACAACTTCTCCCATCCTTCAGGAAAATGCGTCAGGTTCATGACATCAGCAGACTTCGTGAAAATCCTCACCTCCTTATTATTGCTTTGATGGAACCACTCAACTTTAGTCTTTTTGTTGCCAATGAGCCGGAGCCCTTTTTCAACGTTACGGGCGAAGCCACGACCACCATTGTTACTTTCAAATAACGCCCGATCAACCTCTTCCCGGGCCAGCTGCTTGGTGACTTCCACTTCGGTAGTTTCCATGCTCGCCTGGGTATAGATGACGTCTGTCACGAAGTTTCCGATATCAAGTTCATCGTAGACGATCGAACATAGATAGTCGGTACCGGTATCAGCTGTATCGATGTAGGCTTTACGCACCTTGGGCCTGGTAGAAAAAGGCAGAAAGCCAGGTCGGTAGGTCTTGAAATGCCCATAAAGAAATCCTTCTTTGGGCTGTGGATTCATCATATACTGCCGGCCAAACACAATAGGAAACTTCTCTTCCATTTCCTTAAGCTCTTCAAGCGTGTGCTTGAATGGCCACAATGCTTCCTCCTTACCTTCTTCACCGTAGTTCTTGATCACTGGGATGCTAAGAACGTACCACTTGGTTTTATCAGCCAATGCCTCTTCCAGGTCGTAGGTATAAGCCTCCTGACTCATCAGGTATCCACAGAGATCATTCTCATGCAGGCGCTGCATGATGATGATGATCGGGGTATTCCTGCTGTTTACCCTATTCCGGATGGTTGAATTGAAACGATTGTTAATACGCTCCCTGATGGTATCCGAATCTGCGTCATCTGGCTTGATCGGGTCATCTATGATCAGGGCGCCATTAAATCCAGACTTGATGTTCAGGTCGGAAAGCATGCCGTCCAGCTCAGTAATAAACTCGGCCTCTTCCTCAAACTCCACAGGAGTTTTCTCCTCATCCACCTTACCCGCACCGAATCCAGTTACCTGGCCGCCTGCTGCCCGGGCATAAACACCGCCACCTTCAGTTGTATACCATTTCTTCTTAGCATCGGAATCCTGCTTAATCTGCACATGAGGAAACATCTGCTGGTAAGCTTCTGTCTCTACCATGTCCCGGATAGCCTCAGAGTTATCGAGAGCCAAATCATCTGAGTAAGAAAGATGGATGAAGTTAGCAGAAGCGTTTAAAGCCAGCGCATGTGCTACGAAATTCTTTACAGCAAGCTCTGTCTTACCATACCTGGGTGCAATGTTGATCATCACTTTAGTAAGTTCGCCTTTGAGCACCAGCTCAAGCACATTGGCGATCTGCTGGTGATGATCACCGATAATAAATTTCTTATTCGTGTTCTTTTTAAACAAATACCTGGTCTGAAATAAAAGGTCGGACTTACATTTGACTGTAGCCACCTTGATCTTCTTTATTTCATCCTTAGTCAGCATTCCTTAAAACTCGTCTTCTAAAGCTTTGGCGATATCTTTCACCTCGTCAGCTGTCACTGGCACATTGTAGTTAATGTTATTGATCTTACCATCCACCTTAAGCGCATTACCATAGCCACGATCTTTACCCTGGCAGTTCAAATAGTAGATAATCGATGTTTCTTTACCAGCATCACAGTTCTGAAGAAGCTTGTCTTCAACCTGATCAAGAACCTCGAACTTGATCAACTTCACCATTTCATCAAAATCAGGATCATCACTCATGTACTGGTGAATAGTTCGTCTGCTTAGGCTGATCATTTTGCTTGCGTTGGAAATATTCCCACGGCAAAGCTTAAGCGCGTGCAAAGCGTACCTCTTCTTTGCGTCAAACGCTTTCAGATCCGGATCAGCATTACAGTCTTTGATAAATTTCTTGCGTTTTTCAGCTGCAGACTTCTCAATTCTTTTGATTGTCTTCTTATTGGTTTCCCATGCCATTGATGTAAAATCAAGTAATAATGAGTAAAATTAAGTAAATATTCGTGGTATGTCAAAAAAGCATATAACTGACGCGATGATAGATCTATTATACTCGTATGATCATACTTCTTCTCTCAGGTACCCGGCTTTATATCGAGCATTTAAAGCCATTAGAGCCATTTTACAACCTTGACTTACATTGGTAGAATTCTCTTTTAGAAATACATCTATATTTTTGATGGGCAGAGCGAGCAAAGAGGTTGTCTCAAGTTTGCTGTCTTTGGCAATTGAATAAAGTTCTTTAAGCGTCTCGAATGTAAATGTGTCATTTAGCCCTATTCGGGCTATACTAGTAATTCCCATTTCAAGCCTATCAATACCTAAAACCAGATCTAGGAACTCGTGGCTTGTTACATACTTCTTAAAAATAGGACTGATACCTAACTCCTCTTCCAAACCTCGAAAAAGGCAAGCAGAAAAACTCGGATTACCATATTCATCAACATCATTCATGCTAAAAGCTTCATTCATGCTAAAATGAAGTTTCCCCTTATCTACCACAACACCCATTGAACGTTTGCCGATAATTACTTCATCCCCATTCCCCTGGTTTATAATTAAGAAATTTCCAAGACCAAATGATGCAAGAAATGGTGAATATAAATTTAAATCCTGTAGGCTTTTGATTTCAAATTTACCAGGAACATCTTTGTACTTGTTGTAAATGTTTACGAATGTTCTATGCGTAAAATAGTCGGTCTGATAAAAATCAATGCTAAATCCTGAATTTTCATCTTGGGAAATACGTTCAGATCGTATCTTATAAACTCCAAACATTGGGTTGTTGAATCTAGTATGACCTTGATTAAGATCTTTAAGAAAATCCTGCGCAGTTTCCGAGGCAGCTAATTCAATAACCTCTCTTGAATTCTCAAGCATCAAGTTTCCAAGCAGTTCTGACAAATCCGAACTACCAGAAAACATGGTATTCCCTCGAGACTCAAAACCATTCCGCTTCAGCTCTTCACGGTATGTTGAAGGTATTTCAATAAACAGTGACTTACCTGAATCTCTCAAGTGTATATTTTCCTTTAAATAATATGGGATAGCATGGTCCAATGCTATAATGCCATTATCGATCTCGAATTTATTCTTGAAAACTTTTCTTAAACTTGAAACCTTCCGTTCACGGATATACTTTCTCTTTAGGTAATTGTACAATTCAGTGATAACTACCCCAATTATTGCTCCATATAAAAGATCCATAAACCTATCAAGTTGATTACGAATGAATTTAATGATTTAATCGACTATTGTCCAAACGTTTTTAAAGGTAATCTGCCCGAGGCAGAGTCAATTTTAGCATTATTTCTTCATCGCCTTTTTAGGATGGAGTTCAAAAGCGGTGAGCACCTTCTCGACGATAGCGTCAAATTCCGCCTGTGCTCGATGTAGATCTTCAAGTTTTTTCTTTATTGCATTTTGGGCATAATGGAGCGTAAAGTTTGAATACTCCTGCATGCCATACGTTTTGACTTGCACCCTTTCGTTGCACTCCATGAATTCACGAGGCGTGTACCACTTTTGAGTTTCGGTAGACACAATCAAGGATCCTGTCTCGAATGCCTTGAGCGCAATCTTCAGCTTTGCCTTATAAGCCTCGCTGTTTTTATCCTTCAAATCGTCTAGCATACCAAACCTCCTTTCTTGTCGCAATATTACTAATATTTTTAGCACACACAAACATTAAAAAAGCCTCGAATCAACGAAGCTTTTTTTGTTATGCCTGCAACTTCGTGGATTCCCACTCTGCAGGACTTAAAAATATCTTTAAGTTATAATGGAAAGCCCCTGGGTGTAGGTTCGGGTTCTTTTTTACTTAGCGCTCGCTTCACGTACTGATAAACTCCGAAGATCGCGCCGGCCGCTGCAATGATCCAGGCATACCAATCATCTATACCACCATGCTGGGGCGTGGCCCTAATGACATTTACCGCATCGATAACCGTAGCTTTCAACGCGGGATCAGTCAAAGCCTTTCCAACAGACAAAAGACTGTCTGTCAAGTTCTTTTCCTCACCTGTGAATACTGGATTCACTGCCACTACCTCAATATCCGTTTTTTCCTGTGCCTTTGCATGGATGGAGCAAAGTGATGACGTGATCATGAGACCAATCATCAGTACCGCAAATTTTAACTGTTTCATTATTTAAGATCTTTAGCTTCGTGGAATTTCAGCACATCATCTACTGCGTTATGCAGATCTGTATGTACCGCTTCAGAGTAATCGCCTTTGATGACGATATTTATTCCTGGATCAGTACTGTAAATGTTTACACTTACAAGGCCGTTCTTGAACGCCTCACTTTGCTTTTCCCGATCGACCGGGAATTTGGATTTAGTTTGCTTTGCCATTATTTAAAAAATTGGTTTTCTTCTTTGATCAGCTCATAGAGCCGATATACTTCGTTTCTAAAATCCACGTATGCCCGAAACTTCAGCGGTATGTTCGTTGCTGATTTGGATAGAACCTCGTTAGGTGCTCCGGTAACCTTAGCCAGCTGCGTAATCACTCCTTGCCTGGTTCGTTCCTTCGTCAATTGAATCAGCTTTTCAGGATGGTAGAACATCAGCACTACAGCAACCATCTCTTCCCTTATGCCGGTAACCTTGCCTTTCGGGTTTCCTTTTACGGTGTTAGTCCATTTATCATGGGTGATCCCCTTTTCCTTTTTGAAGCTTGTTACGATCTGATCGATATACTGAAGATCTGTTAAAGAGTATTCCGGCAGGCTATCGTTGATCTTTTTAGTAATGATCGAAGCGATTTCCGGGTATTCTTTATGCAAGACATTGACCATTAAAGCAGCGTACCGTCCATTCATTAGGTTAAAGGTAGGAAATATTCGCAATATGTTGTAATATCATATTCTACATTTATTTGGCGGGCTAGAGATGGAATTATATCTTGCTTAACAAAAATTTTGATTATGATTTTACTCCGCTCTCAGAAAAACACGCTCTTTGACTTAATCAATTCAACAAACTACTTTACACCATCTAACTTTGAAGTTGAAGAGTATGGTCAAAACTTAAACTTGTATTTTCCAAACACAGATTACCATTTTGCAATTTCCGAAAGCGGTATTACGAGCCGTGATTTCTACATGCGATACTCGCCAGCTAAAGACACGGTAAACGAAGAATATGCAATCAATTGGTCCGAAATGGTCCTTGAATTTAAAAAATGGCTAACATACTTAGAACGAGAGGTGTCCATAGAAGATAAGTGGGCCAGAATACTCGCAGAGGCGAGCTATTTAATGACATCAGTTGAAGAGTCTAGTAATAAATTCAGCCACGAGGAATATTTAGATATAACTGTAAAATTCAACTACATTAAAGCCAATATTCGTTCGATTCCGCTCCAGTCTCAACAAATAGATGCAATCAACAGTAAGCTGGACCATCTTCTAGAGATGACAACAAAACTGAATAAGTTCGACTGGCAAAATCTGTTTGTAGGTATCATTCTAAGCATAGTTATTCAACTAGGAGTTACCCAAGAAAACGCCAAACTTTTATATGAATTGATCAAACAGACCTTTCGAGGAAAATTTTTGCAGTAGTTTGGTATAAATCTGCTATATTCGTCTTGAGAGCGTTAATTGGATTAGGGCAACCTGTACAGGTTGCCCTCTTCTTTTTTTTAGGAAATTGCGTTTAATTCTTCTCCAGTTATCGCAAAGTAGAGGTTCTGAAGTTGATGCACGAACTCGACTATATTTCGATAATTGTGGCTTTCAGTTTGACCATCGCTTGGCCAAATATGGAAAGTCGTACCTTTAAGCCTTATCTCTAGCTCTCCATCGCCCGGCAGCAATATCCTGTGATCTTTAAAGCCGAACTTCAATAGCCATTCCTGTGATAAAGGTATCGGCTCATAATACACATCTGGTCCACCTTCATTTATTTCTTCACCTCCGTAGCTGTTCAAGGATTCAACGATATGTACTTGACCATCCTCTCCCTGTAGGTAGTTTCCTAATCTAAGTTCTTTTGCGTTCATGTATCTAATTAAGGTTTTATACTAATCCAATGTACAATATTATCAACTGTTTGTGCTGGCAGCATATCTAAAAGTCGCCATAACAAAAACATGATCACACCCAGATATAAAGACATTTTCTGAAGGTTCATGAACCTGCCGCTTTTACTTGAGAGCTTGATAAGCTCGTTTTGCATTGTCTCTAAACCAACTTGTATCTTTTGTGGGTGATTACCTGTTAAGGGGTGGATTCCTGATCGAATATCGATAATATCAATGTTCGATGCAATTGAACCAACAAGCCTTTGAATTGTGAGAATACCGTAAAGAACACTTATTAACCACAAGAATATCGCCGTGGCTAATACGAAATCAATTTGTGACCACTTTCTGTCCATAGTGATGTTAACCGAGAAGCCGATTGCAGCAATTGGTATAGCTAGTATATAGTACACATACTTCTCTTGTCGTTCTCTATATTCTTTAATGTATTCTTCTCGTATATCCATCACAATTGGTTTCGGTTTCCTAAAATTAGAGTTTTTGATCAATAACTGACCTAATCAATTCAATTGTTTCACTCGTCATCATCTGATCAGGTGTTCTGCGGATGATCACCCATCCTTGAGCAATAGCCAGGTTATTCTTATCCATGTCACGCTGAATGCCGGTACCAGATGAATGGCCGCTGTTGCCTTTGGCCCATATACCCCCCTCCTGTTCGATCGCTATTTTCAAACTACCCGAATTCGATGGGTTTAAGGGGATAGCATAATCAAACCGGTACAGCCTTTCAGTGCTAAAGTAAAACTCCGGCCATACCTCCACTCCTAACTCTTTCTCAAGCAGCATAACGAACATATCTCGCTTCTCTTTATTCTTGATGTTGCGAGTGTCGTCAATCCAGCCTGTCTTAACATGCGTGGTTCGCGGCTTTCGCTTGGATGCTCTTTCCTTAATGGCGATGGCAGCCGGATGATTCGGAGGGTACAGCATGTCACCATCGGCGACATAGCCACGCTCAAGGCAATCTTTGTAAACAGCTTTTAGTAAAGTTGCTGACTTCATTTTAATTAATTATCTTTTGGAAAAGAACTGACACAAGATTTAGGAACCATGACTGACCAGGAACTTATAAACATTTGCGAAAACTTTACCAAGAACGCTCGTACAAGTACAACTAAGCTTGACTTGCTGACAATTGCGTTTGCCGCTCAAGCTTTCTACAAACACGATTGGGACCGGCCACTGTATGATTCGGGTAACTGGATGAGTGAGCTTGATAAAAAAATTCAATATATATCAGATAGTAATGAACGTAACCTCATGAAGGGTAATGATCTTTCCTCGTTTAAGGACGATATTGTAGACGCGTTGTCATCATTATGCGCGCACTTCACATATAATTTCAGGGATACTCCCAAAAACTAAGTTTCCCTTTTACATTCTCGATCGGCTTGTCATAAAGCACCGGGTTGGCAAGCACCCAGTTCCAGAGGTATGGTTGGCCTTTCCGCAGGATATGAATGCCTGTTTCAGGACATACGTCATAAGCCATCTGTTCAGCCCATACGCTCGGATGATTGAGCACGCAATCAACAATGTCAACTTCGCCGATGATGCAAGACTTCTTAAATCCAAGCCCAAGCACCTGCCTGTAGACCTCATATGTGTTCACAATGCTGAACTGACCAAGCGTCAAAAGATTTTTCAGGCCGGTCGGCTTACAGGCTAACGATTGTCCAGCATGAATGTAAATTCTTCCTCTGAACTTAGTTCTCCAAGTGCGATTTTCGATTGGCTTAATCCCTGAAGCAATAAGTAGTGCCCACGGGTTCTTAATTGTTAACGTTTTCATGTTATTGATTTCAATTTAGCATCATATAGTGCTGATATCTTGCGTGTGATTTATGATACACTTTACTTCAATTATCTACTCTTTACAAGAGCGGCATCTGGATGGGTTCCGCTTTTGTTTTATAGTAAGTAAGTCACCATCTTCACCTTGGTTGTTCGTGCTGGTTGCTGGGCGGTTTGATAAGTTTGTAACATTGTTGGTTAGATTTATTTTAAAATTTATTTTAGGTTTTTGTAGTTCACTGATTATCTTGCTAGTAGAAAGCCGGATGGCTGGATTAGGACTATAGGTCAACTAGCGTTTCAATTTATAGTTCTTGGGACTTACGGGGGCTAAAATCAGTGGGCCCCCGTTTACTACTAAACAGATCAAGCTGCTCAGGCTCTTTACTCCCCCATTCAAGGCCGTCAAACCATTTTGAAATGACTGCCTCTAAGCCCTCGTTCATATTCGCCTCGCTTTCTTCCATCTACCCACCCAGTTGAAGTAACGATCAATGAACCGGCATGCTGGTGACTTGCCTGTGAATGCCCATATGAATGGATCTGCAAATATCAGCAAGAAGAACAGGATAGCTCCGATTAGCGATAGTAGCAAGTAAAGCAGTCTGTAGATTGTTTTCATATCAATAATTACAATGCGGGTTAATCTGGAAATTTTGAATTAAGTGCATTTTTTATCAGGTGTTTTCACTTGTTTAAATCCGTATTTACATAGACAACCTTCGCATATTTTTTGTGGCTCTTACCCAAAATCATCCCATGGTAAGAATAATATATTATACTCCGGACTTGGGCTATAGAATTCAAGACCGGTGCACACATGAAGACATTTTACTCCTGGAAACTTCATTAAAGAATGCGAAAGCAGATGTGATATGCATAGTTGACTTCAAAAACAAGGTTGTTTCTAATAAAAGTTCCGACTTTCAAGAACATCTGGATAGAATGGATGAGATCTTGTTTGAAGAAAGCTTCGTTCAGCTTTGAGCTAGTCCATAATCCATTGCGTTAAGTGTTTGATTGTTGTTAGTAATTTTCCTTATAAGCCTCTTTCTCTTCCTGGTGGTCATCCATCAGCTTGTCTATGAAGTAACTAGCAGCGCAGAAGAGCGTAACCGAGCCACCCATGATTATCCACCAGATGGATACGTACTTCTGGCTGTTGTAACCCCATTCTGAAAAATAGAGCGTGTGGTTCTTGATGCATCCGCTAACGTAGCCAAATGCAAATACGATGGTGCAGAGAATCAATAATCTTTTCATGATGTAAATGGGGTCTTAATGCAGTCAATAATTCGGATTAAAAGATTTGGTCGAACTAGGTTTTCAGCATGTTTAACCAGCTGCTCGTTTTGATGCTGGTTGATCAGGTGCAGCTTAAGTTGATGGAGCGCCCGTGCTGCTTCTACACTAACTCGTGAATCCAATGCTCGTATTTGCAGAATCATCACTTCTTCGATCTGTTTGATGGTTGTTTTATATTCCATATCGCTACCCCACAAATGCTTTGTAAACGACTGGAGAGAAAATGATTACCGCAATGATGATGATCGTTATGATTTTCCAGGCAGGTGCATTGTGCCCTGATCCGTGTTGTCCGATGCTTGCCATAATTAGAAGTTTACATCGTTAGAGTCCACTTCTCCGGCATGCCATACGCCTTCGATTGATGCGATTATGCCTACAGCAATAACTGCGATCAGAATGATCAATAGTTCCATAATGAAAAGGTTTTTAGCTTTAAAAGCCCGCTATTCTCATAGCAGGCTGGGTCGTTTGTGTGTATGTAAGGTCTTTAAATGAGAAATGTCCTTGAAGTTCAGCCGGCCAGCATCACTCCAAAGACATTCAAGATCTTATTTGACGTGGCCGCGTCCTTCGTATAGATCAAATATAAATATTATTCGCAATATGTCAATAACTCATTAAATTATTTTAATCTCATGTTGTCGAACAAATGTTCACATCTTCTTACACAAACAAGCTTAGCGACTTGCCAATAACTTAGATTGAGCTACATTTGTCGTGAGAGCGTAAGGGATTGGGTAGCCAGCATTGGTTGCCCTTTTCTTTTTACATACCTGCAACTCCTCAATCAGGTACCTCTTTCTCGCTTATTTTCCCGCTTTACACCACAGGTTACATTCAAAGTAACAACAGTTTACAAGGCACATTAATCACCTGATTATCCGCTATTTTCGCTGCATCAAAAACCAAAGTATACATGAAAAAGCATTTCATTAACGTTCTTGTCGCAGTGGGTCTACTTGCGACATTAAGCTCGTGTTCTAAAGAAGAGCAGGTTGACCTTAAGCCAGTAAAGTCAATGGCACATCCATTGGATCCAGGAAACTTCGGCTATTATGAGGTTGTCACCGGCGAGAATTACCATTACAATGATTCGATAAGTACTTTTGGCCGAGCTACCGAAAACTACCTTAAGTTAAAGCCACTGAGCATGGAAAAGTACAAAAATGGTAGCCTGCTGGATTCAGTTTGCAATCAAGATTTAGCACTATACTTTGAGAGCAAAGCTCTAAAGACTCACGAGAAGACGGCTTTATGGGCTGTTGTGCCACGCGTAACAGATTCACACCCGCCTATTGTATCAGTAAATAGTTCCGATCATATATTTATTATAAAAATGTCTAAGATGGTGACTGGGTTTGGTCTTGAGGTTTATTCCCCATACAAGGGTACTAAACTGGGAGTAAATGTAAGTTTTTGGAATTCCAAGCTAAACAAAAGAGTACCTGAAGCCGGAGGCACCAGGTATTTAAATGGCAGTGGTGGTGGATTTGATATTTTATTTGGCAACCCTGGTGGTGTCCATATATGGGGTGTGGACGCTACCAAAACAAATGAGTTTGATGAAGTTCGGATAACTTTTGAACCAACTTGGTCTTTAGCGCCGCCTCCAGTAGGCCCATTTGAAATATCGTTTGCAGGATTCCGATATAAGCTAGCTAAATAGATCTTAACTCGATAAAAAGCCTCTCAGAAATGAGGGGCTTTTTTTTATGCTGATCGACTCTTTATAAACATGTATTGCAGAATGTAGAATGTCAACACAAATACAATTACTGCTCTCTTTAAAAAACCACGGTTAAAAGTAACATCCGGGCGTCGAGTTTTATAAGCGTAAGCAGCGGGAAAAATGAGTTTAACTTCATTTACTAGGTTTCTATAGTTATTAATTGATGCAACGTCGGCGTACTTAGTGATGCTATATTTTTTAAGTTCAACCATATATCTATTTAAGAGGCGAAAACTATCTAAATAAATATACAGAGGGTCTGGCTCTGCTGGGTTTTGCTTCACCTCTTTAATCTCATTACAAACATTTTCAATGCCGAGTAAGCACTCGAGTATAAGCGGATTTATTGATTCATGTAGTGGTAGCAAATCTCTGACTATACCTTTTAGAATATAACTTTTATATTCAAGAAATGCAACCCAGGATATGAAGGTTCTGTCATCGGAATCCAATGCCAAAGGAGGCTTTTCTGGATATAATGAACAACAATCAGAGTAGAGTTGCTCTGGATCCACTCCATCCTTTCCTACTTCTGTGATTCTAACCAAAATATCTTTTAACTCAGCTACTATTCTATTAATATTACTCACTTCAAAATAATATGAGCTTATCTTTTTATCCATTTTCGGTAAATGTTGGTTGAAATAAAAGAATATAGTCGAAGCGACTATCGAGTAACAAACCTTCAAATAGAAGCCTTCAGCCCGTTCCCAAGTACCATTAATCTTCAAAAATTCAGGTAAGATAATATCAAGTATAACAATTGAACTTAGAGCCATAAGGAAAGAATTTTTTATAATGGGCCTAAGAGATCGAATCTTCACCAGAAAGGACGGATTATTACTTCGCAGCTTTATTTCATCGTACAGAGCGATTATTCTCCAGAGCATACTTTTTTGTTAGATTTCTTCTTATATCCAAGATAGGTAAATCAAAGCAATACCTGCAGCATGGATGTGATTTTGCATTGGGGATGCTGCTTAACCCAATTTTCAAGCGAGCAATAACAGTTGCCACTGTAAACCTTGCCATCATAATAAACTTCCAGGTACCAGTAAGGCTCTTTGATGTCAGTCCGCTTGTTTCTCATCAAGCACGGGTACTCTGTGTACGGATCAAACTTCTTGAACCTGGGGCTTACATTGAATCCAAGCTTTTGAAATACCTCCACGAACCGCTGACCACCCCAGCAATCAGTTACCGGTGATGCGGCTTTGATCTCCTCGATTGGCAAGCCAGTTAGGATGGCTATAACTGTGTAGTGGTGATTTTCCGGATAATATCTGGTCCAATCAAGCTCGTACTTTTCTGAAAGGTCTTTTACAGGCTCGTGTATTTCGCGTGTTGTCATAAATCAAAATATTTTTATATTCTTGCTAGTCAATTGATGTTTATGTTCTCATTCAACTTTTATTTCGACAATGCATTCTCAATTGGATCACTGGCCGACTGGGTCATGGTCTTAGTAGCTATTGTCTCTGCAGTTTTTCTTTGGCATACGCTACAATCACAGCGAATCGTACAACGGGATCAGCAAGCAATTACGAAAATTGAGCAAGAACGATTTAGAAATGAGATCATGCCAATTTTTACCCTTGAACCATATGGCGATCCAGATTTTACTATAGGCGATGAAATAAAAATTCACCTCTTTCTTCAATTTAGAATTTTGAAGCACCATGCACGAAACGTAAGTTTCTCCGTAATGCCACAAATGCACACTTGTATTTTGAACGGTATTATGCCAGGAGACGTTAGCTTAATTGATGAAAATTACAGTGAACTTGCTGATCTATATATCTCAGTTGGCGAGCTTTTTTACAACAGGCTTTATTGGGCTGTATCATTTCGCGTAGATTACCAGGACTTATCTGGTAATAAGTATTTTCAAACCTTTTCACTCACGGCCAAATCAGAGAAGATTTACATCAAAGCCCTGTCTCCTATTTTAAAATAATGTATTAGGTAGTCCTGCAAACTTCAAATGCGCCTCTACAAGCCGCGTTCGCATCTCGAACGACCACTAACCCCAATGAAAGGGAGTTGATTAATTCTGTGGCTTTATTTGATGCTTTCTCGGCATCTACGACACTACGAACCTCAACGCTGTTTTTTAATTTCTTGAATTTTGACGGTTGGTACTTCTCAATGAAGATATCCATGTCTGATTTTACTGATAAATTGTCCATTTTCTTTTTAGTTGTGCAGTTTGGGAATTAGTTAATATTTAGAATGGATCCTCTCGGAAGCGTTTATACAAGTTTTGCGGCACTATATCGTCGAACATCTTTGGGTATCCGATCAGATCCGAGGAGATAAAAAGAACTCTCATCTGTCTTTGTTGAATCTCAATGTCCACAACATCTTCATAACCATCAGTTATGTCACCTTCATGATCTCGGGTTAAGGACCTTAGATCTATTTCTTCAATTTGCTGTAGCGCTTCCTGCATCGCGATTTGAAAGGGATGCTTACCTGAAAGCACCAGTATTGCTGTATTTGCATCTTCCATCATCGCTTATTTCCTCCGATCTTTTGCTGTTGGTGAGAACATGATCTGGTTATACATTTCTCGCATACGGCTTCTGATGCGTGTTCCGTAGATGGAATCTATCTCTTGACCACCAAGATTTGTTGTCATATGGAACCAGCCTGTGAGCTCTTGATCATATACTTTGTAGATGATGTCCTGAAGTACATTTACCTGGTTTCCGTAGTTCTTTTTATCGTCTTCGGTACCTAAATCATCAAAACAGTGTCCTATTGCATCGAATCCGAAATTCCTTTGAGGATATACGGGAAGCAAGCTGGAGAACTTGTTGAGTGCATCAATTCCATCTTCCTGATACGAGTCAGCAATGGTTCGCGCTGAGGTGGTGATGAATGGCCGAAATGTATTCTGGCTGAAGATCTTCATGAGTTTGGTTTTACCGCAACCCGTCGGGCCGTTGATTAGTATTCCTTTTTTGAGGCTGTACTCGCCTGAAAGTTCAAAAGATGGATCATTTGAAAAGTACATGAGCAGCATCTCAAAGATCTCACGGTTATCATCATCAATCACAAAGTACTCTTCTCTGAAATCGATGTAGTGTTGAATCTTGTCAGTTTCTGTCGCATCAACGATGTTGTGCTTTTTCACCAGATAATCCTTCAGTTGGTCATAGTTGAATTTGACTTGATAGGTAGGCTGTATGAGTTTTCTTGAATAGGCCATTTCAGCAATCGCAGCTGCTTTCTTTTTGCGAGCGATTCTTAACGCCCAGTCTGTCCAGGCTTGAACTTCCTCGTCATTGAGTTCGATGTGATCATAGTTTGGTGTAACTATTTGATGGTGGGTTGAGGTGTGAGCGTCTTCCAGAATTTTGGTAATTGGCTTTTCCATTGGTTTTGGGTTTTGATTTTTCGATTTCTAATTTTTTAATCCAGTTCTCAGCGTTCCAAGCTCCGTCAAGGAACAGCTGGTCATGAGATCCAAGGAATTTTTTAAATGAATGAATGAAGTCTAAGCCGTTGGTGATCTTTTTGTATTCGAAATAAGCATCCATCTGGTCTTCGAAATATTGAAGACGATCACCGATTGAAATGCACTTTAAAAAATCTGATGCATCTCGAAGCTTATCGAAGTTGGACACCTCATTGAAATTGAAATTTTTCAGGATTTTGTCTCGAAGATCAAAGTTCAATTCAGAGGGTGTTAGATCGTTTTCTTTACTCTCCTTTTCTTTAGTTTTCTCTTCTTTTATTTCCTTTTCTTTTCTTTGTGGTTTTACGGGTACTGTAGTTTCACTTAAACCAAGTTTACGGATACCTAAACCATCTAAAAGGTGGAGTAAACCATCGAACGTAATACAATCGTTATTTCGTTTTTTATAAGCATCCTGAACACTATCGATGAAGTCCTGACACCAAATGATCTTATTTTCTCTCCATAGCATGTCATTGAACTTGCCGAGTTCCACCAGGTCGTTAATGATATTTTCAAGCAGATCCTTTGTGATTTTACACTTGGCGCTAAGGAACATCATGGTGGTATTTTTAGATAGATCGAGGTAGTGGTAATCAGTTTTAGCAAGCTCACGAAGGATCTTGATGAATGTTGCAAACCCATCATTACCGTAGGTTTCCTCGATGTAAAACATCTTCTTACCATCTTCACAATAGAATGGGAAGTAGTCCACATTGTTCCTTTCAGGTCTGGCCATGATCTTATTTACTTAAGTAACATTACCCTGCACACCAAAGGTTGGTAGCTTGGATCAAATGCAGAACGCATAAGATGGTGTACAGGGTAATGTTTGAATGTCTTACGGCTACCAACCGAACCGCTAAATTAGTTAATTATCTATAATATTCGCAGTATGTTTTTTAAGCATATTTTAAGTTACAGCGATCCCGTTTTGAAGTTCATTTTAGACTGTAGCGTGATGGTCACCTGGTGCTTTCCAGTATAAGGCCTGTACCGATTGATGATCTTTTGAACGTTCGCTTTGTGCATACCAGTTCGTAGACCAATTTGCGAATAGCTTAGCCCATGGATATAGAGTTCACAGCATAATCCATACTTGTCCTGAATCTTCCTTTTACGAGGTAGGCGAACTCTTAAGATACGGTGATTGTTGCTGATCTCCTTGATCCTGCTCTTAGCGATATCGGTAAGCTTACCAGTGCTTAAGAAGCAAACGAGCGCATTGTACTCGACGTTGAGTGTTCTTGCTTTCATAACTTTTGTTGGTGTATGCCGCTTGCTTAGCTTCATTTCACGCCTTTTAAACTGGATGCCTTTAAGCGTACGGCCAAGGTGACGTGCTATGTCTTGATCTTCAAGTATGGAGTGATTTTCAATGATGAAGTCAATCTCCTTTGGTGAATACTTATTTGCCATGGTACTAGAATGGAAAGGTGGTATGATCGAAATATTTAACGTTGGGTTCGCGCTGCTGCGATTCCTTTATGACCCGGAAGCAGGCGGATGTTGAGCGCTTAAAGTGTTTTGCTACGATCTCGTACTTGTTGGTCATATCTTCAGGCAACGAGTTGAACATGTCAACCATGGCCTGCTTTTCTGATGGTTTAATTGGTTTTGCCATTATGTTTTTTAGGATTACTTTTGACGACTGAAATTTGAATAGATGGAGAAATACTACGGGCTTATTAAAAAGATTTTAGGAACAGGAATAGCATTATGTTGCTTGCTGAGCGTTTTAATGGGTACATATTACCTCATTACGCGCGGATGGTCCTTATCTACATTCTTAGCTATGCTACCTCCCGTGTTAATTCTCTGTTTTTTGCTGCCATCGCTTCGCACCAAGAGGTAATCATGGTTATATTTAAAAACTTGTTACTCTCCAAATTTTATTAATGGTTGAATTGATCCATCCGGATAGACAGTATCCATGATGGTGTCACCGGTAGGCTCTGCTCCGGTCCACTTGTTTGGCCAGAGGTTTTCTTCCCAACATTTACGAATGAACGCTTGCTCTTCTTCGTTAAGAAGCGAGATGGTCGGCATACCCTGCTTGGTAGCTTCAGCATTAATCTCATCCTGAATCTTCAGGATTTCAGTAAATGCCCACTCTCTTGCTCCCATTGTTAGCGGGCCCATGCGCTGCTTGTTCTTTTCATTGCTAACCTCCAGGCCAGTCTTCTTCAATCTGTTTTGAGCTTTACGTAGTTCCCGGAAAATAGGTCTCAAGCGTTTGATCGGTGCCAGGTACAGCCACTTTGGCTTTTTCAGGATATTATCAAGTGCAGTGTCTTTATCGGTAAGCGGACAACCAGAGCAGCCCGTTCGAGCGTTGATCTCTTCAGCCTCATCCCCTCCGTACACTTCCGCAATAAGCTCAGTTGAGAAGTCACCATACTCAGGCAAAGGTGCCCAGTGCTTAAGCCATTCCCAAACATGGCACACCCTCCAGTGAAGTATTGGTGCAAGTGTATCGCATAATGATTTAGGAAGTGTTTCCTGGTACCATCCCTGACCGCACTCGGCTCCGTTCTTGCCACAGCTCATGATGATCCGCTGATCGCGGATGGCTGACTCACCCTGGCGCACGCCGGTAAGCATTAGAACTTTCTCTCCAAGATCGCCAACAAGCTTTTCCAGGGCAAGCTCCATCGGCTCAATCTTGATTCTTGACGTACACCACCTGAACGTTGCGTTGTTCGGAGGCGGAACCCCACGGCCAAGCATATAGGTCAAAAACCTGTTTTCAAGTGAAGCCATCACGACTTGCACTTCAAACCCATGCTCGGCAAGCTCTTCCATGATCATTTGTGCTGCTGCAAAAAGAGGAAGCATTTCAAGACGGGTATCTGCATACATGATGTAGATCTTCTTCGGAGGATTGATCTGCCTTGAGATGATCAAGTAGACGATCAGCGTAACGAGTGTGGTACTATCTTTACCGCCTGACCAAGCAATGCACCAGTAATTGTATTTCGGCCCGTAGGCTTTTAGGGATTGAACAGTTAGTTCAATGCTTTCATTCATCTGCAGACGCTTAGTGCCAGCAAACATGTTGGTTTGTTTTATATCTTTAGTCATGATTGATTTGAAGTTCTTTGGGCTTGGTATATTATGCCTCTTTGTTTCTTTAGGACTGTTTTCGTTGTATTGGTACCGAAAAAAGATTATACTGGAAGGTTCATTATTTAGATTGTGGTGTGGCATCATTTGCTGTGTGATTATGGCCCTGATGTTCTTCTACAAGTCCCTTTCCTGATTTCATTATGCAACCTCTCTTCTAAATTCTTTACTCCTAGCTACAATTGCGTTCATGTTCTTCCTAACCAAGTCAAGAATCTGCTGATGGTATGGAGATGGTGAGTTTTGCAAACCTCGTGACTGTACCACATCCATTTTGGAAAGGGACACCTCGATCGTCTCGACTGACTTACCATCTACTTTGGCTGAAAATATAAGCGAATCCTCTTTCTTGTAGTAGGAGTTAGTAAATACACAGTGCTTGTGGGTATCCCCTTCCTCCACGAATTCCTGAACACTCTCAAGGACTTTTACAGTCACATCCTTTTCCTTAAATACCAATCCAAAGAATGCCGCTTTGGCCTGTTGATAGGCTACTTCATCATTGATCGCCTGCATACGCTTTTGCTCCAGGTCACGCTTCTGCTGAACTTGACGCTTCTTTTCAACTAACCGGTCATGTTCTTTTTTAAGGTTATGAGGGCACACGTACGTGGCGCTGCGCAAGTCCTTTCTGAAGTAGTCCAGCAGATCAAGGTAATCAAGCCAAGCAGTAGCATCTTTTACGGTGTAACCCTGGCGAATGCAAATCTTAACAGATGGCCAGAACCTGTAAACTGCAGAACCTCGTTGTCCAAGTTGAGCAGCTAACAGTGCCATTTGTCCAGTCTTTAGTAGGGTTTCTGTTTTAGCATCGTTAGGCAGGTGCTTGAGCAGATCAAATGGTCTTAGGTTCATCAGCTTTGAAGTAAGTCCGTTACGCTTGTATACTGGCATCAGCTTAATTTCAGGATGCACTTTGTAGACTGAGATGTTATATTTCCAGAGGTCCTTTTTATCCTTGAGCGTAATTTCGCCACCACAGAAATGATCGTATGACATGCCCATCCCGCCAACTTGAGTACTTCTGATTTCGAACTTCCCATCAGGCATGATCCAGTGCTGCATAATCTCCATGGTGTAATACCTCGGCTGTTCCTTTGCTTTCATTAGGCAGTTGATTTCAAAGAATCTAACTACCTGAAACTCCTCAACAACATCAAACACGCAGAACCTTGCCCAGTCACGGGACTTCAGTTTCCTAGTGGTCGTGAGTTTAAGTTTAAACCCGCAACCTTCGCAAATCTCTGTCTTGATCCGCATTGATGTGGTTGGCCAAACGTGACCGCAACTTAAGCAGCTGGTCCACATCTTATTCCTATGACCGATATGCTCTATGCAATTTTTGAATGCCCATGGCTCAAGCTTCTTAGCGATAGGCCAGAGCGTTTTACTAAGCGCATCTACCCTGACCTGAAATTTGTTTCTTGGCTTCATATTAAAACAATGAAATTTGGTTAACCAGATCTTTATCCACAAGAGCAGGCTTTTTAGCTGCTTTTTTGACCTCAGGTGAATGCTTTCTAGTCTCGATAGCTTTCTCCATCTTTTGTTTAAGACCTTCTACCCGGTGATTTACAACCACCTGAGCGTTTACAGCTGCACCGGGCCTTAAATCGTCTTCATCATAGTAGTGAATAGCCATGCCAAATATCTCTTCGTCGGCAAAGCCATTTCGGCCGCTTTTCTTCACCTCATTCAGAATGTAGGTCACACAATCTTTTATATTTTTATTCGGCTTTGCTAATGTTACTGCAAATAGCGGATCCGCTTGGGCAACACTTTGCAGGTGCGCGTCAATGACGCCAATGAACATGTCTGTAGCTTGCATAGTTGGTTAGTTTTTGTTTGTTATTTGCTAAAAAGGGTCATGACGCTATCTATCAGAGTCTCTTCTGTTTGATCTTCCGCTCCAGTGATCGTATTTGCAATCTCTCTTTTGCTGTTGATCAACTTGTAGTTCCATTCGTCAATGGTATTCTTTCCAAGGAAGTAGGTACACATGACGTTTGCATGCTGGCCGGTGCGGTACAATCTGTCTTCTGCCTGGTCCATGATTGCAGCATGCCAGCCAAACTCGATGAAGCAGATTTGAGTGGCTACGTTCTGTAGCCCGTTGATCCCTACACCACCGGCTTTTAGGTTCAGTACAATCACCTGAATTTTAGGATCATTCTGGAAGGCGTCAACTGCAGCTTGTTTCTGTTTACCATCTTCAGCTCCAGTCACGCGAACTGATCTGGGGAACTTCTCCTGAACTTTGGCGATTACATCTTTCAGGCTGGCAAATACCACGATCTTTTGACCGTTGTTAATGATATCCTGGATGAAGGAAAACGCATCTTTGAGTTTTCCCCGGGCGCTGATGTTCTTTAAAATCCCGATGCGCACCATTACCTCTCCTTTCATGGACTTAGCAACCTGTTCGTCCGTTTGCTTCTTTATGTTGACCATGTAAGATTCAAGATCAGCCTGGGCATGCATGTACTCTCTGCGGTGTTCCGGATCAAGCTCACACTGGATCACCTGCCTTGCTTTATCTGGAAGAAACTTTTTGATTTCAGGATCTGTCTTGTTCCGGCGGTAAAAGCAGATAAGGTTAAGCTTGTAGTTCAGCTCCTTCATATTGGAAGCTTCTTTGGGCCCTGAGCAATACCGCTTCTCAAAGTACTTGTAGCCTCCGAAATCACCTAAGCGGTTTAGGATTCCGAGCTGCGAAACAAGGTCTTTTGGCTTGTTCACGATTGGTGTACCTGTGAGTAGCAGGATTGTTTCCTTGCCGGTGCAAATGCCTTTGGTGAACTTCGTATTCAGAGAAGTAAGCGCTTTCACTTTATGGCTTTCATCAACGATCACCGATTTAAAGAAGTCAAGGTATTTCTGCTTGAAATGGATGTTGTTGATGCGAAGCTTTTTGCCCGCATCCGGTTTGTCAATATGATCTACGAAGTACTTCTTTAAGCTTTCATAGTTCACGATGAAGAACTGGCTCATGCCCACTCGGAAGAACTCAGGGAAAGTATTTCGAACGCTATCTTTAAGTACTATCCCAGTCCGGTGAACATTCATGCTGATCTCCGTTACCCAGTTCTCTTTTACCGCGGATGGGCAGATGATCAGGCATGGATAGGCAGATTTACCTTGCTGGTGTAGCCCTTCAATGGTGACAATAGCTTGAGTCGTTTTACCAAGCCCCATGTCATCGGCCATTATCAAGCGCTGCTTCTCAAGAGAGTAAGCTACGCCACTTGCCTGCCATGGCAACAGTGACCTTTTGGTCTTTATCTCAACCTTTAGTTCAGGCATTGGAGGTATGGTGTAGTCAGTTTCAGGCTCAATCCCAGTCTCTTCGCTAAAGTCAAGATTGTGCTTATGTGCAAAGGCCTTTACCGCTGTCTTGTACATCACCGGTACCGTCCAGTACTTCTCTGCATAGATGAACTTTCGTTCGGGTAATTGCTTCACCGCTTCGTTGATTGAAGGGCGAAATGAGAACTCTATCTTATAGACGTTTCCTATTTGCATGATGGTTCCTAAACTCATTTTAGCAATTACTCCTTTCCTTAAAGTAATCTATTATATCAGGCTGTATTTCTTCGTCATATCTAAGCTCATGTAACATCCTAATGCAAGTACATGCACATTGAATAAGTTCGGTTCTAAGGCTTTCAATTGAGCCTTTGCCTTCATCGATCATGTTGGCTTCCCGGATCACTTCACCTGCTTCTTCACATACGATAGCCGCTCGCTTCACATTGTCGATCGGCCAATCCGGATGTTTCTTTTGGGCCCGGTTCATTTCTTCCAGAACACTCACAATTATAGATGCAAGTTCCGGTGTCGATAGGGTTATTTTTAAGTCAGTCATTTAGATTAGTTTTAATTGATTAGGATCGTTTTCCGGTGGCCAGGTGGACAAATCGTAAATGTCGATTGGCTTTGGTTTGGGTGTGAGTATAGTTGATCAGAGGTTTCAAAATCATACTCAACCAGTATTTTACACTGAACGGAAAACCTGCATCCGCAGTCGCATTCCACCGTTACATCCACCGTAACACCGTCATCCGGTCTGTAGAAGTCAAAGTCTACGTCGTGAGTTCTGTCACATTCCGGACAGGAATACTCTTCAGTCCAAGATTCCATTTGGTTAGTTTTAAAATATGCGCCTAATGTCTTAGACGCATATTCGTGGTTAATAGAAAAGGTTTATTCCATGTCACTGGCCGCTTCATCGAAATCAAGCGAGTACTGGGAATCTGGTGCAACTTTGCCGTTATAATACAACAGCACTTCGTTACGAGCATGCTTGATGCAGTGGTATAACTCATCCCCGAACTCGTAAGCATGTTCACCGCCAAAGAAATCAGCATACTGAGACAATGGCAATGTCGCGCTTCCACGGGTTCTCTTGTGGCCGGTGATGGTCACTCCTGTTTCGCTGTCATTGATAGCAAAGCCAGTTACTTTGAACCTGTTCAACGGATTGTCGGCATCTTCTCCATCGAAGCTCTCAAAAGATAATGGACTGATCAGCTCACCATAAGCATTGTACGCTTCCTTTTGCTGACAGGCAATGATCAAATGGCTACGGAGCAAGTCGAATGCAAGTAGCAGATCCGGGTGCGGGAGGAATGGTAACTTTTCAGCGCCTGAGTTCTCGAACTCCCGTAGTTCCATATCGCCTTTGATGTTGGCAAAGTCCCGTGTAACCACCTTCCAGTACTTTACATTCACCCCACTCTTACCAACGGCTGCCTCGGTAATCTTAATTTTAGTGCCGGCCTTTAGCTCATGAGCTTCATCGGCTGCAGCTTTCTTTTCGTCCAGTTCTTCCTGGGTAATTGATTTTGTACGCATATATATAGTTTTAGAAATTAGAACTCAGGTTCTTGATTATCACTAAGGTCGCCATGGACAACCACAGCTTTTCGATCGACAGACAAAGTTTGACCTGCCTTTGCAAGCGCTTCATCGAATCCTGTTATTTCTACTGAAACTAAAGGATGAATCAGCGGCTTCTCCATCTTTGCACTTGGAAAGTGCTTGACTACTTTGGAACTGATAAACTTGCCTATGCTATCAACGGCGCTTACAGCAGAGAGCGTGTCCAAATCAACTTCAGAATACATGTATCCGGATCCGTACTTGAACTGGACATACATCTTGTTTGTGATCATGCAGGTAGCTACAAAAGCAACGTTGCTCGATGGTTTTTCTATAATGTCGAAGCCTTGCAGCGCATCATCTACGGCGTAGGTGCCGGATTGTAGGGTTACTTTATGCATTATGCTGATATTTTAAGTCCGTCAAAAAGCATCCAGTACTTGAATGCGAGTTCTTCGTATTGAGCCTTTCCATGCAGGTAAAGCTTGTCGCCGCGGTTAACGGCGATCTTGAACACTTTCTGGTTGACTTTGCTGATGCCGATAAGCATGTCCTTGTTCGTTCCTTCGATATCCATGTACCAGCTACGTGAGCGAAAGTACCCGAAGTGCTCGCAAGCAGCTTCGAACTGGCTCTGTGTCTCTGCTGCAGTTGACTTGATGTCGCCGCCCATCTTCCATTTGCGGATGAGTAAATCCCACTTACAACGGGTGCCAGCACTAAGAATGAACTCAAAGCCGTTGTAATCCATTACCCAGTTGTACCTGGTAGATATTGCTTGGAAATCCGAATGATCATTAAACATCTTCCCCATAGGATCTTTCAGGTATGCACGCTTCATGGCCCTGGCTAAATCGAAATCAGCCTGCGTATAAGGATATGTCTGGTACATCACCTTCAAGTTGAAAAGATCAACCTTGTCAGCCTCTGTGATCAAGTTATCCAGCAGCGTTCCGAAAGCGTATGCATATTCCTTGTTGCCTAACTGTGGCTTAGGATCAAGCAGCTCCTGCAAAGCAGAAAGATCAGAGTTTGAAACTTCAGGGCGGCCGAAGTAGGGATCCTGTGTTTTAGTTTGCTCCATACCATTTTAGATAAGCTTGTCTGCAATATTTCTTTGCGTCTTTATCACACCAGTCGTTGACGTATGATCTGGAATCCTTCTTTCTGGAATGTGCTTTTACATGCCTAAACTCAAATACTTGTTTTACGTCCCTGATTGATTTTCCATACTTCAGGCATACCTCAAGCATATTGAAATATGTTTCATCAACTACACTGGATATCGGGGAACTAAACTTTGGACGTGATCTACCACTTAGGAAATCTATTGATGTCTGACTGTCTGTATTGATAATCACTTTCTCGATCCCTTTGAACTTGCTATGTTTCAGGGTGTGTATTGCATTAGCTATACACATCAATTCAGCATCATTGATTCCTGCTACCTTGTTCTTGATTTCTCCAGCTTTCTGAATTTTCCCGGCGTCGCATACTATCCAAAAGGCATAACCTGCGGCACCACTACGGTATGAAGCATCAGTATTTACAGTTACAAGCACGACCCTACCCTTTAGATGCTACAGCCTTGAAATCTTCCTCATACACCAGGTGTGCACTTACAACCTTTTCACCGGTTTTATGTGCATGCTTTTCGCAAAAGGCTTTCATCTGGTTGCCGGTCTTTTTGCCAAACTCTTCAACCGTTAAGCTACCCGCCTGCTTTTCAAAGTAAAACATAAAGATTGCACCCCAGCCTGCATTTTCATTAACGATGATATTATAGCCCTGGCGAACCTTCGCAGTGCTATCTTCTTTGATTTCCGCAAGCTTTGCAGATGTATCAAATAAGGTGGTAGCAGTTTCCATCTGTGCTTTAGCTTCAATCGCTTCTTGATCACGTTTCGCCTGTTCAGCAGCCTCTGCTTTTTGACGAGCTTCATCGGCTAACCTGCGGCGCTCTGCTTCTTCCTCCATCTTCATTTTTTGTTCAGCACCAGCTTTAGCGATTTCTTTCAGCTCGTTCACCCTGGAAGGAATGATATCCAGCAAACGTTCCTTTTCAGCTTCCATGTTCTCGCGGAAGTTGGCTGCAAGTTCAGTATATAGCGACTCGCGAACTTCAACAATAATCTTCTTCTGATCTTCAGCAGATAAATACATAGCGAACGCACCGGTAGGCTCAATCTCGTTGAACTTGTCAATCGGGTAATTCACCTTTACAGCGGAAATAGCTTCCTTGACTTCTCTCACGTTCTCAACAGTGAGTCCGTTATAAATTTTCACAGCATACTGCTTGAATGCTAAAAGTTTTTCTCCGTATATCTTACGGATATGGCTTTCGACTTCAGCTTTGAACGTTACCTTCTCTTTTTCAATGTTCTGCTGTTGCAAAATCTCCTGTTCACGCTTTCTTGCCTCATCAGCTTTCTGCTTGGCCCAGGCGTTACGTTTCTGCTGGATTCTGGTGTATACGCTATCAGCTTTTGCTGGATCAAGCTTGGCTTCCTGCTCGGTGAAGAACTTAGCCATGCGAGTCATGATCTGTGTGATCGGAGAACGGCGCTTGTTCATGATGCCGACGGCCTCCTTGGCTTTTACCTGCCACGAATTTAAGGCGGCATCAAGTTCGTCGCTCATGCCTTCAGCTTCGATCGTGTCAAGCAGCTGCTCGGCTCCTGTGACGGCTTTTAAGGCAAGGTTTTCATTTCTGGTGAGGATTTCTCCGGCTCCTTGCATGGTGGATGCGATTTCGCTCACATCAATCTTTTGGACTTCAGTTGTAGTTGACATATATAAGGTTATGTTAGTAGAAAAGTAAAGGCGGCCGTTGCATTTTTACAAGATTTGGTTTTTTACTTTGGCGGCCGCCTGGTTTATGAATCGGGTTAATTAAAATTCTGGTTCATCATCCTCGACGCCAACAAACTGCTTGGTAGGCTCAGGCTCTGGCTTGCTTTCCTGCTCAACGGCTCGGGTAAACTCGTCTGGCTCGTTAGATGCAGACACCTCTTCATGCACAACATCTTCAGTTTCGGTGAACTCTGAAACATCGAACCCTTGTCTTACAGCATCGTTGCCCGCTGGCACGAATGTTTCAGGTACTGGTGGAGCATTTACAACCTTTGGATAAGATTTGAAGGCATGCTTCAGAGTTTTTCCTTCAAAGAATAGCTTATCAATCTGGCCATTATTGGAAGTGTAAAGGGCGTTGGCTCCTTTATCCTTATTCTTTTTTGCAGATGAAGCTTTCCATTTCTCAACGTCTGACATGTCAAACGTCTTGATCTCATAAGATCCGTCCGGCTTTTCTATCCGGATGAATGACCCAATGATCACGGGTTTATCACCGCGTTCTCCTTTCGCCCACTTTACACGTAAATTTCCGTTGTCATCCAGGTACTCTTCATAAAGATCCCCTTTGCAGACGATGATAGGTTTTGCCACATCTTTGATCTGGCCATTTTGGATACGGATTTTCTTTTCACCCCATGGTGTAGGCTGCGCGACAACTTCCTTAATCCATTGTGCTGCTTGATTTTTAGGCGCAATGTTTCGGTTACCAGGAATAAGGTAGACCTCACTTTGGTTTCCCGGCTCAAAACTCAACTGCCACCCGCCGACCTGCATGAAAGCAAGGAAGATTGACATTGGTGTACAGGCCTGAAGATCTTCACTATCGCTGATACGCTTGAGGAAATTATCCTTTTCACGCTCGTAGAAGGCAGTGGCTTGCTCTTTAGGAACGCGGTACATTGCCATGAATTTATTTACGAAGTGCTCACCGATAGCTTTGTCGGTGGCAACTGCAGCAGGTGAAAGGTTCTTGATATAACCTGCTGTTACTTGAATCTGATTTGACATTTTATTTAGTTTTTAATGGTTACTTACTCAGGAGAATTGGTAGGTACATAATGAAGCCGTAGATGACCATGATCAGAACCCCGACCACCATGTCCATGACAGCATACTTCCAGCTTTTACGATAGTCTTTTTCTTTAGCTTCAGCCTGTTCAGTTTTGAACTTGTTCTTCAGTAAGTTCCGGTACTGTACCGAAACTTTGTCCTGATCTGTTAGATCATCAGTTGCATTATACATTGCCTGTTTCCTCCTTTAAATCGTTGTGAAAGAATATTTCTAATGTTGTCCTTGCTCTTCTAAGCCCGGCAATATTGCCAGCGATAAACTTTGCGTGCTCGAGAGCCTCGGCCTGAACTTTTTCGTACTGCTCGATCTCCTGGTCAATACCTTTAAGTATCTCCTTGATTTTTGCTGTTTGACTATCCATGGCTTAGCTGAATTTGGCTCGGAACGCATCATAGCAGCAGAGGCTGCAGAATGAAAAGCGGAACCAGGTTCTTGACTCTTCTGAAGGAACTACCACTCTGGAACATATCCAGCAAGTTGACAGCTCTACTTCCTTGGTTGTTTGGGAATTAGTGGCTACTTTTGTCATTGTATAGCAGAATTAAATGTTAACTTGATTTTTCAGGGGTATCTATTGGTAGTAGATGCCCTTTTTAGTATCCAAAGATTTGGTGCTTGGTGCCAATAATCTTTTTCATTCTTGCGACAAAGTCAGTCTCGCTTATTCCAATGGAGTTGAGTTCCTTACGCTTCTTAAGGTAGCAGCGGCGTATGTCCTTCAGGTAAAAGGATTCCAAAAGCTCATCAGTCTTAGACTTCGCTTTTATCTTTCCTTTATTTAAATAAGCTATTTGCATCTTAACTGGCTTTGGTCGAGTACTTTTCTTCTGTTGCTCTTAGTTGCTTCTGGAACTCGTTATAGGGTTCTAGTTCTGTCAGGGTAATTGACTCATGCCCCTGCCCGGGCTCAAATCCTATGAAGGAAACTACATCATCAATTAATGTTCGTAATGTCATTACCTCATATTTTAGAGCCTTCAATTTCTTCTTTTTAGATTGCTTTCCCATAGCGATGACTTGATTAGTTTTGGCGAAGCTTGTTGAAAGCTTGAGCGCAAAGTGACTTTACGATTAATTGAGATTGACTTTTTACAAGTGCATCAAAGTTGTTTGTGGCCTTGTTGTTGTTTGTATTCGGTTTCACGGTTCTTGGTATTAGTGGTTAGTTAGTTGGTTAGTTAAGGCGGATGACGGTTAGTACTGTAACTCCGTCTACTTTATCCTTGGTGTGAGTCTTGTATTTTCGATCAGGATATTTAATCTTTATCGCTCTACTGATATCCGATCTTATCGCCTGGTCATATTCCATAGGAAATTGCTTCTCCTCCCCCGCGGACATCTGTACAACCAGAGATCGTAGTGACACCCCTTGTACAGGCTGTGCTAATTCTAATGTTCCCATATTTTAATTGATTAAGTGTTTGTGCGCTGTATAATAAGCAAGCTCCGCCTTTGACCTCAACCCAGTTTTCCTTCTAATGCTTACCGAATGATTAATAACTGTTCGGATGCTGATGTTTAACCGATCCGCAATCAACTTATCCGGTGATCTGATATATTTCAGAATCTCCTTTTCCCTTTCTGTTAATTGGGGGTTTACGATCAGGTCGAACGGAACATCTGATATTCCGATGATTAGTTTTGAATGTTCTCTTGGCTGGTTCATTTTGGTAGTTAGTTACTATATGCATAAGGTTTTGTTTTTAGTACCTTTGTCTTATTGTGTACAACAAATATATAACCCTTTTATTACCTATACAACTTTTTGGTAATAATTTTTATTACCTATTTACAACCAACTGAAAATCAATGACAAAAAATGAACGTCTTAAGATTGCAAGGCAAAATTCTGGTTTAAGTCAAGAGGAATTGGCGAGTAAATTGGGTGTAAACCAAACCTATATTGCTAATCTTGAAAAGGATAAAGGATTTTCTTTAAAAAAAGCTAGAGAGATTGGATTAATTTTAGGTATCGACGGGGAAGAACTTTTTACAGGTAATAAAAAGGTTATAACATCAACACCAATCATAACTCATAAAGGTAATGGTGTTCCATATTACGATGTAGATTTTATTGGGGGCTTCAATCTGATTTTTGATCAGCAATCTGCACGACCTTCTGCATTCATAGATTTTGCACCATTCAATGACTGCGATTTCTGGGTGAATGTAACCGGGAAAAGTATGGATCCATTGATTAGCGACAACGATATTGTAGCGCTTAAGATTCTACCGGACTGGCAGGAATTTCTTCTTGAAGGTGAGATTTACGCTATTGTCACCAGTAATGATATTAGAACAATAAAAACGATCGGAAAAGGCGAAGATAAAGATCATTATACCCTTATACCGTATAATAAGGCACCAGAATACAACCCGCAACCAATACCTAAACGCATGCTTACGCATGTTTTTAGAGTAAAAGGCTCAATCAAGAAATTCTTTTAATCATAAATCATAATTAACGTTCAATGAATAGCTCCTCTACAGAAAGAATACAATGTGATAATTGCAGATCTTTTAAACTTATTATTTATGACCGCAGATTAAAGTTGGTATATGGCTTAGGCTTCCTTGCTCTAGGCGCATTAGGCTGCGTGATGTTTAATTACGGAGGTGTACTTGTGCTGATGGGTATTATCGGAGGTGGGTGTGTATTTATTGGTGTTGCTTACCTAATAATGGCCGCTGCTCATCAAAAAACAAAAATTAGATGCAAGTCATGCGGTAATCAATGGAAACTAACCTAAAGCACCATGGAAAGTAACGAATCTCCCAAAGAACAGTTTGAGCGGAAATTACGTGAAGTACAAATCAAGAAAGAAGTCTTAGCTAAAAAGATTGAAGAGCTAAATGAAAGGCTTCAAAAGCTTGAGGCTGAAGAAGAGCGCCTGGAAGATGAAGAGTTCGCCCGTACAGGCGTATTCACGACCAGTTTCAAAATAAACATACAAATAACCGAAGGAGATGTGATCAACCAGTTCCTGAAAGACAATCCAGATTTAACACCACAAGACCCCAACCAAAACTAA